ATGACCGCAGTTTGGAAGGGCGTCGATCCTAATGAGGCCGAAGCGCGACTACGGGCGATGAACCGACGCCTACTCGATCTGGATGCGGCACTCGAAGGCCAGCGCTCGTGTCTGCGTGCAAAGCCCGGCAGCTTTGCGTTCCGGCTTGGGTTCGAGAGCCTCTTGGGCATGCAGGAGCGACTGGCGACGGAACGAAACGAATTGTTGGCGTTCCGCGTTGCAGAGAAGATCGATGTAGCTCTCGATGGGGGCGCTTTCCATAGCAATACCGCTGGAATTGCTACCCTTGGTGTGTTGCTAATTCGTCTCCAAGGGCTCTATTCGAGCATCGCTCAGTCGTTGGCCAAAGGGCCGCGGCGTCGCGGTCCGATCGGCCGAAAAATCAACGCCATGACGGAACTGCGATTGGCGTCCACCTTTCCATCGTCGTTCGGCATGAGTCTTGTCGTTGAGGCAGAGTCCGAGCGACAGTTAATCGAAAATACACTGCCAAGCAACGCGCTGGATCAGTTATTTGGTTTGTTGCATAACGCAAACGATCCGCGTGCCATACGAAGGCTATCCGGCGAGTTGGGCGCTCGACCAATTAACCATCTCCGCCATCTTGCTGGTATTCTAGGTCGCAGCGGTTCAGAGTTACGCCTGGAGTGGTCAGACAGTGCAGGGCTGAAGCACTATTGGGCGGCTGATGCCGAGCGAGCGCGTAGTGCTTTTGAACACCTGGGAGCGTTAAAAGAAGTACGCTCGGAAACCCGCACCGTGAGGGGACGTCTCGTGGGTGCCAGCCTTTTGAAAAATACGTTTGAATTGCTCGCTGAGGACGAGGGCGCCATTACCGGGAAGATGGCAACAAGCGTCTTGGGATCGGTTGCACCAAACTTTGGTGAGGTCTGTTTGGCCGTCATCGATGAGACTGAGATTCGTGACGCTCTCTCGGAAGAGACGAGTGTCTATCGGTCGCTCATTGACCTGCAAAGGGCGAGGGAGGTGTAGCGAACGCGGCGCGCATGGCGTGCGTGCCGCGGATTCGTTGTCCTACCCGCATAGCTGCTCGCACTCCTTTCTTGCTGCGGCGCGCCGCTCATCGATGTACTTCGCCAGGTCCCTCAACATGGACACCTTTGGCTGTCTTGTTGGAGCTTTCCGTGAGCTGGGCATCGGTCTTGCGCGGCCATCCGGTGGGCCAAGCGAGGGAATAGTTTGTCATGCTAGGATTTCCCATAATGGTGTGAGGCATGGCTTATGGAAGTTCCTATTCTTCGGATTCACGACACTGACTATTGGACATGGGTAGAGCGGTATGCGCAGCAAAACGGCGGCGTAGAGGGTGTCCGTCGCGCTTTGCATCGAAGCGATGTGTTTGACATACCAATCCGGCCTGTTGCGACCGAGTGGCTACGCCTCAAGGATCTAGCTGCGCAGACGGAACTGGATGAGCGTGCAGTCCGCGCATCAGAATCGCAGGCACAATCAGCCCGCCGAGCGCTAATACTTTCCTTGGGCGCTCTCGTTCTTTCTGCCGCTGCGCTTCTCGTCTCCATTGCAGCGCTGTTCAAGCCGTAGGCGCGCATGACAGCGGTGGCAGTCGCCTAGGTAGCAGTGATTGGTCAGCATGCTACGATCACCGAAAACGAAAACTCCGGGAGAAGAACATGACTCCGTGCGTAGCCTGCAGAGCCCTCGATCATCAGTTGTCGAACGTTGAGCCGCATGATGACCAGACTCTTGTTGACTCGCGTCGCCAGTCTTATCCAACGCCTGGCACAGTCGAGACCTACGAGTGCCGTGTCTGCGGGCAGACAATGATTCGAGACCTTGACAAGCGCGATAAGCATGCGATTTGGGAATTCTCCGCGGACCTTTTCGGTACGAATTGACCTCATAGGACCTCCCCAACGTGACCCACCGATAGAGCGACGGCCAACGGGCGAACCCACACCGGGGTAGCCGACAACATGAACGTCTCGCCGGTCTGAGCCAACAGCAGGGTGGTGCCCATCACCTCGGCGATTGCCTCGGCCGCATAGGGCGGCACAGCATTTGCCGATGCGCTCGCGCCACGCCTGGTCGCTCAGTCCGTCTAGCTCGAGATATTCCTCGGGCTCGATCAAGGATGGGACGAGCTGAAACTGGTAAGGTATTGGGGCGTAACGCTTCACGGGGCTGTCGGGATTGGTGTAGCACCCTTCGTAGTACTGAGGCCCCCGCCTATCACAAAAACTAGAATCGATGCTCTCAGGTCTTTTTCGCTTAATCACCTATATTCTTTCTGCGGAGTGGATGTTGAAGCACTTCCGCACGAATGGCGGTGACGTCATAATTGCGCGCGCATTGTTGATTACGGTTTGGGTTCTGTTCGCGGCAATCTATCTTCGGGCGTGGATCGACCCAGAGCTTGCTGTGCATGCACTTCATGAGAACTCGTATCTCAAGCTGAGAAAAGAGGCATTGGCCTTTGCGCCATGGGCGAGCGCAGTTTTCGGAGGCGCATACCTAGCGCTGTATGCCCGCTTTTCATCACAGTGGGGTTACCTAGCGAACCTCTATAACCAAATCAAACAGGTTGAGGCGTCGGAAGTGAAGCAGCCAGATGCATTGGCGACGTGGAAGGCGGGCTTCATTGAGGATGCCGAGAACCTACATCTGGCGTGCAAGGACAGCATTGCGCCGATCCTCCACGCATGGGCTTCGGACGGTAGTGTTTCAACGGCCTTCGTGAACTACGCGCCAGGCGGCAAGAGGCGTTTGGACAAGCTAAAGGCGAAAGTCCAGGTTGCATACCGAAAGGCAGAAACCCGCAATAGGTGACGCTTGCTGCGGAAGCCAAGAAGCGGGGGACTAAGCTGCGGAGTTTGGGTCGGGCTGGGCAGGTGGCTAAAATCTAGCAGACACTGTGCTTCGCGTCGAAAGTCTATTGACCTGCGCTTCCGGTCCATCTGATTATCGACGTCCACATTGGCAATCAGGAGTGTCCGATGCCAAGACTCCCTCACAATTTCAAGGTCACCAAAGGCCAGTGGCTCACGCCCCCCAGCACGCCAGGCTACTTTGTCGAAGTGAAAGACTTCAAGGTCGACTTTGGCAAGGCATATTACGTCGTCGAGGAACTCGAGGGCAGTGCCTGGAGAGAGATAGAACTCGCGTTCTTCGAACAGTATTACCGTCCAGTCACGCGGTGGGAAAGAAAAATTGCGAATGACATCGTCGACCCACCCCCGCCTAAAGATCCTGATTTCGATGAGGACGGGTTTCCGACGTTTATCTCTGATAGGCGCTGAGCCCACACGTTAATCGCAAAGCTGCTTGCATTCCTTTTGCGCCGCCGCTCGGCGCTGGTCGATGTAGGTGGCCAGGTCCTCGACATGGACGCCTTTGGCGGTCTTGTTAGAGCTTTCTATCCGTACCACGGGCAGGCGGATCTCGCCCAGGCTGATCTTGCGCAGTAGCTTCTCTGGGCTGAGGTGAGGAAAGTAGTCCTTGGCCACGACGTCGATTGGTACTACGGCGATTGCGCCATACTGGGCCAAGAGCAGGAAGATCGTGTTCATTGCATTTTCCAGGTCGTCTTGGTCAATCTGGTGATCGGGCCGCGGTGTATGGCCGCGGCTGAACATTTGCCGCGACATAAAGCGGATGCTTCGGGCTGCCGTCCTGGTTCAGCCCCAGGTGGTAAAGCAGTTTCCCGCGCCCACACATGCGGATGATCCGCAACACCTCCGCGGCGCGCGCCGGTGCCGCCTTGTGGGTGCCCCAGGCGCAAATCACCATCGAGCAGCAGCTGCTCACGTACATGACGGCGCTGTCGTTACGGTCCGGCCGGTCCCCCAGTGGAGCGGGATGGGTCAACAGCTCGTCTGGATCTGTCGAGCGAAGCGGGAACAAGTTCACCACCTCTAGCCGGCCAAACCTACCGGCCAGCGCTCGCTGCAGGCACCTGGTGATGGTCGGGTCGCTGACGTGGTGGTCAGCGGTCGACGGGTTGAGCATGATGAATACCAAGGCTGGCCGGCTGGCATCCCACTCACGCCATAGACGGTACCTGTACTGCTCGCAGTCGGAGAGGATGCATCCGGCCTCACCGTCCAGCGTGGTTTCGATCAGTCGTTTCATAGCGGTTCCTGGGGGATTTGATCATGCTACGATCCTGAGACATTAGAAGTGGAGGCTGCCATGGAAGATGAGCTTTTTGCCACGGACACGCACGTGGCCCGGATAGCGATTATGGAGACCGCTCCTGGACGGTTCAGAGGCTATGTGTATATCCGCCGTTTGGAAGAAGAACCGGATGCAGAAGTGCCACACCAAACCGTGGAGGATTTCCCAACTAGAGATGAGGCGAAGGAAGCTGCGACATACCTGGCCACCAGGACGCTGAAAGAACTCGAGTTTTAAGTCTGTCGCTCGACCCTCCTGAACCCCACCACCCACACCAACGGATCGGGCGTCCCGCGCGCCGGCGCCGGTGATCGGGTCCGGCGAAGAGGGAATCTAGGACCAGTTCCTCCTCGACGTTGCCATCAACCCCGAGGCTGTGGCGATGCACGCCATGAACGATCATTAACGGGACACGATTTCTTACAACTGGGGGAGTCGCCCGTCGGTATTCTTGCGGCAAATTCGCCAACCGCAAACGCAGGTCACCATGAAACCCCCTCTCGTGCTCACCGTAGCTACGGCAGCACTTCTCACCGGCTGTGCTGTCGGTCCCTACGATGACGGCTACTACCACGGCGGATACTCGCGCCCATACTACGGCGGAGGTTACTCTGATTGGAGCGGCGCCAGGTACTACGGCGGTAATCGCAAATGGGATGGTGACTGGAATCGCGGCTGGGACCGGGACGAGAAACGCAGCAGGGGCCGCGATTGGAACGACGGTGACAACCGCGGTTGGAACCGTGGTGGAAATCAAGGCGAAAACCGCGGTGAGAAGCGTGGGTGGAATCGCGGCGATGAGCGAGCGGAGAATCGCGGCTCGGACCGCCGCGCCGAGCGTGGCGAAGACAGAAGCAGTGGCCGCGGCGGCAACCGCGCTGATGACCGTGGAGGAAATCGCGGGGGCGACGGCGGTAGAGGTCGAGGCGGAGATCGTGGCAACGATTGACAGGCCTGGAGCGCACAGAAGGTCGCGGATGGAAGCAAATTGCGCCGACTGCTCGCCAAAGGAGCGCAAGATGAGACAATCCAGCTTTCCGTACTTGGTCATGTTTGTTCCTGCTACGTTTGTAAGCGTGCCGGTCCTGCCGGCTGTCACGCCTGGTTCTCACACGCGCGGCGTTCCGCTCTCGGGGGTTAGTCGTCGCCTTTCTTCAGGCGCTCGAATTCCGCTCGAAGCTCATCCTGTTGCACCATGTCGGGCACGTACCGGATCAGGTCTGCGGCGAGGTTCAAGGCCGCCACTGTCGTGGCCTGCTGCAGCGCATCCATGACCTGGGCGAAGGTCAGGGCGTCTTCCTGCCCAGCGGCACCCTGGTCCGCCGGTGCTTGCTCGGTGGCAGCGGCCGTAGCGGGTCCAGCAGCAGCCTTGCCGGCTTGCAGCTTGTCCTGATACGCCTTGCGCGCGCGGTCCTTTTCGGGGCCGTCAGGCATCTTGCTGGCCATCTGACCGGCAGCCGTCAGCTCCGCGCCGTTCGTTGCCGCGCCAATGGCACCCAGCACTTCGTCGAGGCCAGGGACGCCGGCGGCGATATCGGTTGCTTTCACGTCGGTTGCCTGTGCCGCGCGGCTGTGGAGCTTGTCCTTGATGCGGCTGGCGCGGCTCGACGGAGCCGGCTCTTCCTTGCGCACATCCTCGACCTTGCCCATGTCGCGCTCGGGGACCGGGATTGCTTCTTCCAGTTCATCGGGTGTGTAAACGCCCAGGATCACGTCGGGACAGTAGAGGCGAGCCCAGCGCTTCACGGCGAGGTATGCCAGCTGCTGCTTTGGATCCTGCCCCCACAATGGGGAGTTGCGCACGCCGGCCTGTGCGAGCAGCAGACGCAGTTCGCGCGGCTCGCTCTCGCCTTTGAAGGTGGCCCATACCCGGACGCCAAGGCCCTTCTCGTCCTCGATGGTCCAGTCACGGACGATGCGCTTTTCGTCAGGGTTGTTCTTCGCGGGCACCTCTTTGAAGCGGCCGGCGATGCGATCCCACTCGCCGAACCACTCATAATTCATGCGACCGGTGACGGGGGCGCGGGCAGTAATGACAGCGTTGACCAACTGCGCCTCATATCCCAGCGTGCCGTTCACTAGGTGCGTCTTCTGGCCGACCGCAAATGGATTCATGCCCCACTGCATCGATTGCATCGTGACAGCGAAGCAGTCGCCGCGATTGCCTTGCAGATGGCGGGGGACTGTTGCCTTGCCAGACGCCATGATGTCGGCGACGCGGCTGATGGAATCAATCGTGGCGACATCGAGAACCATCGCCGCCGAGGATAGGGCGGGGGCAACGGACGCATATGTGCGGTCGAGTGTCTGGAGGTCGGTCATTCTTCGTCCTGGTCAGTGGTGTCGGTCTTCTTGCTCTTGGTCGGCTTCGCGTGGCGGAAGTCGATGTAAGAAGTCGGCTCAACGAAATAGCCCTTCTTCTTGATCTCCTTGCGCCGGTAGAAGGTGCCATCGGGCAGCATCCCGATTGCTGAATCGCCCATGAAGTCGAGGATGTGGTTGTCGGCTGCGGTGACAGCGGCTTCATAGATCTTCAGAGAGCGCTTGGCGTCCTGGCGAACCTTGTGCCAGTGCTCAAGTTCGGTCAGATCGACCTTGCCGTCGCCGACGGTGTGGTGGAGCCGCTTGAGAAGATCGTTGGTGGTGTCGTGCTGCCAGTCCGGATCCGGGCGGTCGCCCGATTGCACACGTTGCCAAAATGCGTGCTCCTGACCGATCAGCATTTCCTCCAGCTCGGCGTCGCGGAGGATGATGTACGTCTTGAGCTTGTTGCCGCCGACGCAGGCCGCCAGATGCCACTCGGGATAGTCGAGCACCGCCATGTAGTGCTGGCACTGCAACAGGTATTCCTCGGGCACCTCGTCGGTTCCCGGCTCGCCCCATTCGCCGAAGCGGAAGGCCATGCCGTCAACGTTCTTGCACTCCAGGCCGATGCGGCGGCCTTCGACCAGGCGGTCGACGTTGGCGCGCATCCACGGATACTTCGGGTGCGCGATGATCGCGTTGCGCCGGCGGACCTTCACCTCATTGCGGCGTGCGTACTCGCGCGCAATGATTTCTTCCATCAGCGTGCCGAACCGGACGTGTTCCTTGTCGTCCAGGTCTTCGGCGGCCAACTCGCCACGCTTCTCCAGGTAAAGCTGATATTGCGTCTTGAAGCGGGACAGTCCGAGCGCTGCCGCGGCATCCGACCCGCCAATGCCTTGCTGCCGCTGCTGCAGCCATTCTTCGCGTGCGTTCATACAAGAATTCCTTCGAGGTATCCGATTGCGATGCACAGAGCGTCGCAAGGGTTGGAAGCGATCACCGTCAGGTCGACGCCTACACCGTGCACCTGGTAGCTATGGCCGGGGATGAGCGGGCGCGCGATCACGAACGGGCCTCGGCATCAGCCAAGAGAGACTCGGCGCGCAGGACAACCGAAGCCTTGTCGATATCTCCCCAAGCGACGCGGCTGCTGGCGCTGCGCAGGTAGTTGCGCAGCAACACCTTGGCCTGCGGCTTCGCTGCCAACACGCCGAGGAATTCCAGCTCCGAGCTGGTGGTGTAGGTGATTGAATGCTCTGCTGTGGGCGCCGGCAGTCCGTTCATAGTCAAGTTCCGAGACGTGGTTGGATGGACGGGGCGCGGCTCGTCTGTCGCGAGCGAATAGGCGAGATAGAAGGCGGCCCAAGCGGCGGCCGCCCAGACACATCGGTTGAACCAACGGACGTAGCGGTCGATGCGGGCGTTGTCGCGGGGCGTCATGCGGAGCCTCGCTCGCTGATGAGTTCGAGAGCGTCGGAGCGCGCGTGACGGGCGGCCTGGTTCTCTTCGTCCGCCACGCGCTGGGCATTGCGGCTGATCAACTCATCGAAGATCTGGTTGGCGCGAACACCCATCAGCTCATGGGATCGGCGCAGATGCTCGGACGGGGTTTCGGCAGGGAGGTAGCGGACGTTGCCGGCGCTGAGGATGTCGCCGAGGTACTGCAATGCCTGGTCAGACGGGCAGTACTCTTCGACAGCGCCTACGCGGAGGTCGGCGGCGATCCTGTCTGCTGCTTCGTGGTGGTCCATGTCGCATCCATCGGTGAGTTGATGGATGCATAGTAGCTACTGCTACGCTATAGAGCAAGTAGCAAATGCTACTAGATTTGTAACTTTCTCGGCTCCGGCATGTTCGCGCGTAATTGAGGGGCACTGCAGGCGCTCATGGGCAAGCATTCCGGGCTTGCCCGGCAGTGTCCTGTCGCGAATGGGAGATTCGGAAGTTCATAGGTTCCAATGGGAACATTCCGGCCCGACGAAGGGCCGGTCTTGCGCAATATTCCAGCTTTCCAGTAGCAACGGTGGAGCAAGACATTGAAGAAACCTGAGGACGACCAGAACGCAGCACCTGTGTCGCTTACCTTCAGCGAAGGCAACGTCATATTTGTTTGCTTGGGGCCGGTTATTGTCTCCGCAGGAGACGTCCAATCATTGCTTGCGAGCTTTGGACTCCAGTCGCCTGGTCCGGCTTCGGACAAGGCGGAGGGGAGGCGCGGTCGAGGTGTTATTGGCGATGATCGGTAGGCCGGCGCTGGACCCGGAGCGGAGGTCAATTACGACATAGCTGCGGGTTATGTAAATTTCCGTTTCAGCAGCTGAATCTTTCTTTGGAGCGCCTGCGATCAAGGCCTCAACCTGCTTTGAAATGTCGCCCATTGTGTCTCCATAAGAGGTGCGACTTCTCGGGCTGCGGCCCTGCAGGCTAGCTCACCAGCCTGAGGTACCTTTCCACCGTTTCGCCGCTATCCGCAGAAGGCGCCCGCAGGTAATGATCGTAGATCAATACAACGAGGTCGGCCTTCTTCTCGGGTGATAGCGTGATCTGCCGCTTGTGCAGGCCTCGCTCCACGCCAATCACCACGTCCCGTAGCAGCTCGAGGTTCGCTTTTGGCTCGGCATGCGGAGCGGGGCGCTCAACGACATGCAACTGGGTTTCTCTTTCCGTAGCCTGGGTCGGTTTCCCATGCTTGGTTGAAAACCAATTCTCAAGGCCGGGAAGACTCTCTACGGCGTCCACCGTTTTCTCGGAGATCGCCCGGGTGCCGGCCAACATCTGCCGAACGAACGCGCCGTCCTTGTAGCCGAGCAGTCGGCCAAAGGCCGACACGTTACCGTCGCAGCGCTTGTTAACGGCGGCTTGCAATCTCTCGATTCGGTAGTCGGCAGTGGGCTTTGTTGTCATATCGCAAGCGTAGCGCATGCTACGCAACAAGTTGCTACTTGATAGACGTAGCAAACGCTACTAATATGGCTGCATGGATCTCGACACCTATCTCTCTCAGGTGGGGGCACCGACAGTTGCACAGTTGCGTGCTCGCATGGCGACCCTTGGCTACAAGGTCAAGAGCGACGCCCAGCTGCGGCAATGGCGCCACCGCTATTCGGGCCGCCTGCCGTCGCCCGAAAACTGTCGGGGGCTCGAACTTGCCACCGGCGGGGCCGTTACGCGACAGGCGATGCGACCTGATGACTGGCATCTGATCTGGCCGGAGCTCGCAGACGCTCCGTCAACCGAAGGCCGGCCTCGCGGGCGTGAAGGACGACGACTGATTCCAACGCAAACTTTTGAGGAACGCTAATGCAATCGCTTAACGAACAAGCTGCGCAGTGCCTTGCCGCCTTCAAACGCGAAAGCTTGCTGGCCAACGATGCGCTAACACGCAAGCAAGAGTTGGAGCGAGAGTTGCAAGAGGTATCTGCGCTCGCGCGCCAACACGCCATGTCTGCCAAAACGCTGGCAATGGTTCTTGTTGCTGCGTTCAGCCCCGAACCCAAAATTGGTGAAATGCTCCAGGCCGCCCTAGGCTGGGACGGCACAGCCGTGCACATTTCGCCGTTTCTCGCCGGCGCTCTCAAATGGATCGGTGCTACTCCTGAATTAACAGAAGCAGATCGCCTACAGAGGTGGCTAGCAGAAGGCGGACTTCCTCCGGGACCTGGGTCGCCTTCATCTGTAGATCCGCAGTGACAGCGAGCGCTTTCAGTTCGCTGACGAGCTGGCTCTTTGGCGCACGCGGCAAGGCGCGTGCCAGTCCAGCGACGGCGAGTTTCAAGACAACGATGTCGGCCGCGAGCTTTGCAGGCGTGTGTTGGTTGTCCATATGTTTCCCATTCGTGGGTGATTGAGAAGGTCAGAGCCGCATACCTAACACGCCGTGTTGCTGCCGAGTCCCACATCGTAAGAATCGGATTTTTTCTATGCGCACCTCCTGCCGGATTCCCCATGTGGGTGTGAAGGTCAGAGTTCCATCGCCATGCAATGCTGGCGGTAGAGGTGTGCGACCGTTTGCTGTGTCGTGTGTCCATGCCGAAAGCTTATCCGCCCTCGGATTCAGGGGCATTCCTTCAATTCTGAACAGGTCTGAATGGCGATGAACGAGCCGATAGCCATGATGCGCCGGCCCAGTATCGAGGCCGCGATCCGAACCGCGATAGCGGATCCGAAGAAGAAACGCGAGTTGCTGGATGCCACCGGCTGGGACGACTCCATGCTGTCAAAGCTGGTCCAGGAGAAGCCGGCGGGTATCACGCTCGACAAGCTCGATATCGTCCTGGCCGCGCTGGACCACGTCGTTGTCACACGCAGCTACCTGGATGCGATGTGCACGATGGGAAAGGTCGGGATGTTCTGTGAATGCGCTCGCGCCGGTGGCGGGGAGTGCGGATCCGGTCGGTAGATTGCTTACGCGCCCCCGTAACCATTCTGAAACGGAGGAGTGCCGCAAATGGCAAAGAACTCAGTTGACGCATACGGCGCCGCTGGCAAGACGAATCTGCTGTTCTTCGATCCGGACACGCTCACGCTGGTGACCGACGTGGCTTCCCCGCTCTATGACCCGCGCGTGCATCTGCCGGTGGACGAGGACCTGGCGCGGAACATCGACTATCAGGGAGTGCTCGAGCCGGTTTTGATCATGAAGAACCCGGAAACTGGGGAGACGGAGGTGGTGGTCGGACGGCAGCGGGTGAAGGCCGCCCGCCTTGCGAATGTCTGGCGCCGGGCGCGGGGTGTTGCTCCGATCCAGGTGCCGGGCTTCGTTCACAAGGGAAATCGCCGTGATGCGCTGGACGTCATCGTGAGCGAGAACGAGGTCCGACAGGCTGATTCCCCACTCGGCCGTGCCGAGAAGATGCGCCGTCTCATGGCCATTGGCCGCAGCGAGCAAGAAGTAGCTGTGGTGTTCGGCTGCAAAATCACGACGGTTCGCAACACGCTGGCACTACTCGAATGCACCGCAGCGGTTCAGAAGGCGGTGGAGTCAGGCGCCATCAACATGACGCATGCCACGCGGCTTGCCAGGCTGGAGCCGGTGGAGCAGCGCGCCAAGGTTGCTGAACTGGTGGCGGCGGGGGAGGGCGTCAAGCCGCATGAACGGGCCCGGAAGCAGCGGGCTGTGCTGGGGGGCACCGCCCAACGCATGAAGACGCGAAAGCAGATTTTGCAAGAACTGGACGCCGCCACTGGTGAGCGGGCCGATGCATTGCGCTGGGTGCTGGGCATCGAAGCTGCCCCGACATCGAACTTGTCGAGGGCAGCATGACACACGAACGTCGAAACGGCGATATCAGCCATGCCGATAGCGAACTGGCAAAGCTCGTGATCCAGCATCTTCGCGGCAATCCGCTGCAGCGGTTCAGTGAGCCGATGCTCGCCCGGCGTTTTGGCGTATCTGCACGGACCCTGTATCGGGCGATGAAGCAAGCCCTGGCCGCGGGCGTGGTCGCCTCCGACTTTGTGGAGACCTCTATCCGCGTGTACTTCGTCCCGAGTTCGCCGCATCCGATTCCCGAGCGGATCGTGGGGCGGGGCGAGCTCAAGGGGTATGAGACCGAGATACGGAGGCTTTCGGAGTTGCGTATGGCACCGCGGGGTGCTGGATGGAGGCTGTGATGCGGTGCAAGCCTGGTGATCTCGCGTTTATCGTCCGAGATCCGTTTCCGGAGAACATCGGCCGCGTCGTGCGCATCATTGCACCCGCGGAGCCGATCTTTGGCTGCGTCGCCTGGGCCGTCCGGGCAGATGGCGCTCCACTGCGCATGCTCAATCTCGTCACGCGCGCAGTTACTTCCGGTTGCGACGGCGACTGCAGGGACGTTGATCTTCGCCCGATTAGCGGCGTGTCGGTCGAGGACTCGATTGGAAGAGATACCGCCGATTGTGAGGCCCGCATGAGCCGACAGTCAGCCGCAGCTGTCCCCCAAATTGGCCTTGACGCGTGCCGGAAGGGTGAACAGGTACGTCAGGAAGAGCTCGGTAAAAAGCTTCAGTTCGGTCGCCTGTTCCTTGCTCGGATTGTCGAGCTCGTGCACAGCCTCGTTTCCTTCAAGGCGGATCTTATGAGCCCAGGTCTGCATGTCTTTAGTAATCGCACCTGCGTCCGCGAGCTTGTCGATGCGCTTCTCCAGCCTCCAAGCCTCGATGTCGGAAGGAAATTGCTTCAATCCAACATCAAGAGCCCGCCGAAACATCGCAATAGCCGAGGTATAGCGGCCATCCGCCAGATTTTCTACGCCTTCCACAAACGCTCTGCTTGCCGCCTCGGGTACGGCTTCGGGCGCTACTGCAAGTTCCCTCTTCGGATAGACCTCAAGCAACTGATATCTGTTCCAACCTTGGATTTCGGCGGGCGCTTGCGACGGCAGCGTGGACGTGCCCGAAGCATTCTTGAAGAATGCAACTGCCCCACCGCCGCATACGCCGCAAGAGCCATAAACGTTAGTCGTACCCGGGATGCCCCGGTGATGCTCCGCGTGAAGACAAGAGAACGTCGAGCGCCGTGCGCCGCAATGAGGGCAGTCGTGAGCAAAAGAAGCCATGTCACAAGATAGCGAAATTGTTCGAATTGACCGTCGGCTCGACGACGTACTTGCGTTGTCACCAGCCGATGCGGTCAGGCTCATTCTGCAAGAGTATCAAATCGCGCCGGATCGGTTCGAATTCGTTGCGGCGCTTGCCGCAAAGGTTGTTGCGTGCCGCACCTCATCAGGTGCGGCACTGCCATCTGTCAGCCTCCCGGAGCGACGTGCCGGTGAAATGCGGAAATCGCCAGCATGACCACCTTGCCCGAACCCTTCACGCCTGCTGACTGCGACCTGCGCGCCTTCCAGTTCATGCCTCTGGACGTGACCCGCTTGCGAGATAGCGACCTGGCGGCTCTGGAATCGCCTGAGGCCTGCTGGGCGGCGGTGCTGCTGTGGTGCGCTTCCTGGCACCAGTTGCCTGCCGCCTCCTTACCCGACGATGATCGAGTGCTATCCCAACTGGCCGGCTTCGGGCGCGTTGTCAAGGAATGGCTGCGCGTACGTGCCGGCGCGCTGCGCGGCTGGATCAAGTGCAAGGATGGACGGCTGTATCACCCCGTTGTCGCCGAGAAAGCGCTGGAGGCATGGGCGGGACGGTACAAGCAGCGCCACAAGACAGAGTGCGCTCGCATCAAGAAACACAACCAAAGGCACGGGACAACGATCCCGTTTCCCTCGCTCGATGAGTTCATGTCCCCGGACTACGTTGACCCGACGAAGGGGGACACAGCCTATTTGTCCCCGGGGACAACCCAACAGTGTCCCCAAGAAGTCCCCCGGGAAACACCATCCAAGGGACAGGGAGAGGGACAGGGATATGTAAACCAAAGCAGCGGCATAACCACCGGCGGTGGTTGCGCGTGCGAATCGCCGCCGCTCGCCGCCGCTTTGGTCGATGTGCTCGGGAGGCATGGGATCACGGCGCAACCAGCTGACGCGCGGTTGCAGCGGTGGGCGGAGGAGGGCGCGACGCCTGCGCAGCTCGAGCAAGCCATTGCCGCCGGGCGAGACCGCCGCCGGCGAGAGGGCTCTGCCCAGCCGCTGAACGTCGGGTTCGTCGACGTGTTGCTGGCGGACATCCTGGCTGCACGCGGTGCATCGTCGACCGTCACGGCAGGACCGCCGGACGAGTGGCACACCAGCGCGTCGGGCATCACCGCCTACGGCGCAACGCTCGGCGTGTTCCAAGGGGCGGACGAGCCATTCCCGTACTTCAAAGCCCGCGTTTTCGAGGCGGCTGGGGACGGCCCATGGCACTGGAAGGCGCGCGGCAGCGTGACCGTGACCGGCCTCGCGCCGGCGGGGAGACACTGACCATGACCGCCAGCACCGCATGGGCAGCGCCCCTGATCGCTGAATACGAAGCCGGGCGGCGTGCGTGGACCCACACCTTCACCGTGTACCGCATGGCCTACCGCGCCGTCGGCAGGACGATGCCGGATCCGCCGGAGCTACCGCCGCTGACCAGCGGTCGGTCTCCTTCCTCGGACACGCGCCACTGGTGGCAGGAGGAGGGGGCTTGAGAATTTTCCCTACCGGCTGTGCGAGGGCGACACAAGCCGCAGTAAGGCTTTCCAGGCGATTCCACCCAATTCTTCCCGACTATAAAAAGCGTCATGACAGAACCCGCAACCCAGCACCAGGCAGCACGTGTCTGCTTCCGCATCCCCGGCCAGCCGGTGGCCAAGGGACGCGCCCGCAGTTCGGCCGTGATGTGTAATGGCAAGCAACTGCTGGTCAATGGGCGTCCGGTGGTGAGGCACCACACGCCCGAGAAGACCGTCATCTTCGAGAACCTGGTCAAGATGGCTGCGCGGGAGGCGATGGGTGCCCGTTCGCCGTTCGCGGGGCCGGTCCGCCTCGTGGTGGAAATCGCGCTTGCGATCCCGGCAAGCTGGTCGCGGAAGCGTCAGGCCATGGCTGAGACCGGCCAGATCTGCGCCACCAAGAAGCCGGACGCCGACAACGTGCTCAAGGCGGTCAAAGACGGCATGAACGGCATCGTATGGGTGGATGACTGCCAGGCGGTCGAATACCACATCAGCAAGAAATACAGCGCCTCACCAGGCGTCTACGTGGAAGCAATGGAATTGCCGCTGGAGCGGGCGTGACGAGCGTGGAGAAGGGTATGGAAGCGATTTTTCAATACACCGAGCAGGCGTTGCACGTCTCGTTCCTGATCCTGTCGGAACCGGCGATGGCCCAATGCCAGATGCGCCGCGCGCTCGTTCGAATAATGGAAGCAGCGCCTACGCTGTCAGGGCGGCAGAAGAGCTGGCTACAGCAACTGCGCGGCGAGCCTGGTGGCATCGATTTTGGTGACCTGGACATGCTGGAAACGCGGGGGCAGTGCGCGATGGTCGTGACCGCGGTTCGCAGCAAGCTGCCGCGGCCTGAGATGGGCGCTGTCCTGGCCCGCTATGGTGTCGGCGCAGAGAAGGGCGAAGGCGTGCGCATCCTCGCCGGTTACGCCAAGGGCGTCTGTGGCATACAGGCCTATGAGCCGGTGTTCCACCTGATCGCCCGGCATTACGCGCCGCGGAAGGTGAAATGCGATGGCATGTCGGTGCGCGATATCGGCGAGAAATGGGGGGTGAGCCGGGGCAAAGTGCAACGGGCAGCGAAATGGATGGCAACCCATTTCGCCGCTCTGGAGGCGCGAGCTGTTGAGCGGCTCGGCGCTGCCTTTCGGCAGCACGGCGTGGTGTCGTCGGATGACGATATCGAATGGGAGGCTGTGCGGGCCCAGCGTGCAACTAGGCTGGCTCTAATCGTATAGCGAAGGCGGCCCTAGCCACGACGGCTTGAATGTGGACTCATCGCCGATTTCCCGCAACACGATCGTCGCCTGCTGACCCTGTTGCGATCAGTCGGCCGATGGGAAAAAAGATATTTGACGTTTGATCTGCCGTGCTGAAGCGCGCCGGGGGGAACCCAAAGTGCAGTTGTTCGGCGTCCGCTATGGCTTAGCGTTAGGCGTACCTTACAGCAAGTTTGAGAAACTGGCCAAATGCAAATAAGGCCTTATCCAGCTTCCGAGCATTTGGTTCCGCAAAGGAACTGACGAAAGGGATGTATTCGCTTAAATACGCCTCATACTTCTGCTTGTTAGTTGAACCAATTTGGACGATTTTTCCCGTTTTAATGTACCGCATCGCCCGGAACGTGTGCTGATCAAAGAGAGGCCACGATTTCGGCGCTAGGCAATGCAAATAAAAGATGTTCCATATTGCCCCACCTGATTGCTTGTGGTTCAAGTAGCGGTCCTGTAGATCGCCAGCAAAGACGAGAGGATAGTTTTCCATGATGCTGGTGGTCTTCTGCCTTGAGATAATGGAGCCGTTTTTCCACTCGAACAGTTCTTGAAGGGCATGCGACGTCAACGGCTTCCCGATATTGTTGGTGTACTTGAACTCGGCAGGATATTCGTATTTCGACGACCAATGCTCCACAAAACTCAACTCGCTTGAGAATGCGATTTCAAAAGATAGGTGCATGTCGGGTGGCTGATCAGGTCGTATTGGGTACGACTAACGTATGAGTTCAGCGACGTGTCGTCACTGTAGTGGTTAGAAGTTAGACGGACGAAGGTTCATGTATCGATCCTCAAGGTAGCGAAGAAGATCCTGTGGATCCACCTCGGCCCGCTTCGAGCGGTTGCAGGCGCTATGGGCTAATTGAATATTCCCGCGTTCGTTGCCACCGCCGTAACAAAACGGAATCTTATGATCGACATCAATGTCATCAAAGGTGAGTGACTGTCCACACAGTGCGCATAAACCATTTTGCATTGTATGTAACTCTTGAAGAACTTGAGCTAGCCATGGCCGACGCTTAGCCGGAGCCATCATATTCAATATTTGTGAACACTCTATGAGATTGCCCCAAAATTCATGATAGGCGTGCAATTCGATAGAGGCCGCTCTTTTTTTAAGGTCCTCCGGATCCGTCATATGTCACTTTGCCTCCAGTTGTTTGTTCACCCGTGTTCGGTTATTTCGCAGTCTCCGAAGGAGGGTTTTGGCTCGATCATTGCTTCTCTGGTATTCCGCGGCTGCAACGAGCGACTCGATTGAACTAATCATGCTCTCAATTTGTCCTTTCATCAGAAACAGCTCAGTTTCGTTTCGATTCTTGTAGTCTCCGAATTTATCGAGCGCCGAAGAAACATGCGTTTCCACTGTGCTTACTCGCACATCAATTTCATCTACTCGCTTCTCAATTTGCAAAAATCTACTCTCGATTTCTTCGGGGCTCATGGTATGCATTCCTAGCTGTTTTGATGATGATATGCCAGATATTGGGATCCGTCTAACTATAGACTTCGAGCTGCACAATTGTTGCAAGCCCAGTGACTGATATAAGCAGGCCCAAGAAGCGGCAGTCTCAAACGGCTGCTTTCGAGCGTCAAGCCAGACCGTTTGCTTCTGACCGACATTTGTCGTCGACCCATGCCTCACCGGGCCGCTTGACAGTGTGTGACAGATGAACTACATTTTCAGCAGAATCGCAGAAGTTGTGAGCAAAGCCCGCCGAGAGCGGGCTTTTTGCATTGGGCGCCCTATGGTAAGCCGACGCCAAGCCCGCCTAACACTTCAGGGGGCAGGCCTTGCATTGTCTAGCCACTTGTGCTGGCAGCGACGATGCTTGCGCGTCGTTGGGATCGAAAATGCTCGCGACAATACCAGTACCCGAGATGGTAATGGGTGCCCTTGTTTACGCAGCCCCTTGCAAGGCACAGAGTGTTTGGGCAAACAGGTTGCCCCGGAACCTCGTGCGTCGAATGCAATTCTTGGCGGGCTGGCACACGATCAGGCAGCAAATTCTCATGCCTGGTTTCGATGATTGCTTTGCAGCCAGCAATCTCCATGATTGTGGCGATTGCGTGAGCGGCTGAGCACCGGAACCATTCCTTGCCTTCATTTGAGTCGGCCATGGCAGCGTGCACTAGCCGTTCAATCTGCCTTGGATAGAGGACAAGTACGTCAAATGCGACCTTGTAGGGGTTCGGCGAGCCGGTGTGGTTTAGCTCGGCGGCGCGCAGCTTGGGGTCTTTGGTCGAAAACCCAACCTTCACCAGTCCTGGCATGGACGCATTAGTAATTACGTAGACCCAACCGCGGATGGCCATGGGGGAGACCTTCAGAATCAACCGTACTGGCTTAACGTTACGCGAATGGTATCTACGTGGGCACCATCCAGATGATCTAGTCTATTCAACCTTTTGGCAGGTGCTCGGCTAGCGTCCATGAGGAACTGGCTTAGTAAGCGGCTACGACGCAAGTAGTGTGTTCACATGGCAGGCAGGAAACCATTCGAGCCGACTGAAAAGCAACGCATCACCGTGGCGGCCATGGCCGCCTGCGGCATGCCGCAGGACATGATCTGTTCGAAGATCAAGAACCCACAGACCGGAAAGTCAGTGGACATGAAGACTCTGCGCGCGGCGTTCCGCGACGAGCTGAAGGAAGCCAAGGCGCTTGCCACCGCCATGGTCGCGCAGAACTTGTTTCAGCATGCCATGGGCAAGGGGCGGGAAGCCGTGACAGCGGGCATTTTCTGGATGAAGTGCCAGGCCGGATGGAAGGAAGCGCAGAAGGTTGAGCTGACCGGGGCAGATGGTGGCCCGATCCAAAACGTGAGCATGACTCCAGCCGAGTTCCGGGAGATCGCGCGGCAGCTGCTCGACGAGGTTTAAGTTATGCGTGTCTTCTCACCGGCGGAGCGACTGGCCGCCGCGGAGTTGGCACGCGCAGACCTTTACTTCTACACGCGGTGGATGTTCTATGAGCGCCGCCGCTTCCAATGGAGGCGCGGGCCACATCACAAGACCATCTGCGACGCTCTGACGCGGGTCTTCCGCGGAGAATGCCGTCGGCTGATCATCAATGTAGCTCCGCGGTACTCCAAGACGGAACTTGCGGTTCCGAACTTCGTGTCCTGGGCGATGGGGCAGTACCCTGACGCGGAGTTCATTCACACCTCGTACGGCGCCAAGCTGGCGGCAAAGAACGCGCTTGCAACGCGCGAGATGCTGTCCCATCCGGCCTACAGGGAAATCTTCCCAGCCGCAATGCTGGACCCCTCGTCGTCTGCGCGGGACGACTGGAAGACCACGGCTGGAGGTGTCCTGTACGCGACCGGCTCTAGCGGTCCGATTACCGGATTCGGCGCGGGTAAGCAGCGGGATGGGTTCGGCGGCGCGATCATCATTGACGATCCGCACAAGCCCGATGAGGCGGAAAGCGAGACGGTACGCGAGGGCGTGATCGAGTGGTTCCAGAACACGCTGGAATCCCGCACGAACACGCCGGACACGCCGATCATCCTGATCATGCAGCGCCTGCACGAGCGGGATCTCGCGGGCTGGCTCCTGAATGGCGGGAATGGTGAGACGTGGGAGCATGTATGCATCCCGGCCCGCAACGCGGATGGGACGCCGCTCTGGCCGGAAAAGCACACCGCGGCAGACCTGGCGCGGATGGAGGAGGCGAACCCGTATGTGTTCGCCGGCCAATACATGCAGGTGCCGGCACCGCGCGACGGCGGCGTATTCAAGCCCAGCCGCATTGAAACTGTCGAGGCGCTGCCCGTCGGGCTGGAACTGATCCGTGGCTGGGACTTGGCGGCAACAAAGAATGCCGGCGACTGGACTGTTGGCGCGTTGCTGGGGCGCACCCCAGACGGGACGCTGTGGATCGCCAACATGGAGCGCGAGCGCGGTGGTCCGGACGACGTGGAACGGCTCCTTGTCGGGACGGCGAAGCGCGATGGTCACCGCATCATGCAGTCAATTCCGCAGGATCCCGGCCAGGCTGGCAAGGCGCAGGCGGCATATCTGGGGAAGAGGTTGATCGGTGTGCCGTTTTCCTTCACCACGGAGAGCGGCGACAAGGCGACCCGGGCGGCGCCGTTCGCAGCCCAGGTGAACGTAGGCAACGTCAAGATGCTCAAGGCGCCGTGGAACGACGCGCTGATCGGCGAGATGCGCATGTTCCCCAATGGGGCATTCGATGACCAGATTGATGCGCTGTCGCGTGCTTTCAACGGCCTCGGCGACAACATCGCCCGCGCACGGGCGCTGGCCAGCTGATGGAATCTCATGAGACTAGACGGTTACGAATCGGCGCTGCTCGGACGCCGCGCAGGCGTCTCGCCGACGCTCTCGCGCACCGCTGTCGAGCTATACGCGCTCGGCGGGCTGTATGGGCGAGTGGTCGATCTGCCAGCCGACAAAGCGGTGTCCCGCGGTGTTGAGATCGAAGGCGATAAAGACAGCGTGGTGGCCAATGAGCTGGACCGACTGAAGGTGCTCCCTGTCCTGGCCGATTCGCTGCGCTGGTCCCGGCTGACCGGCGGCGCTGCAATCGTGGTGGTAGCCAACGACGGCGGCACGCTGCGCGCACCGCTAGACATCTCGCGGCTGGACACAATCGAGGAACTGAAGGTATTTGACCTTGATGACGTCTGCCCGACGGACCAGCGTTACAGCGACCCCACAAAGTCGAACTTCGGCATGCCCGAGGTCTACCAGGTCCGAACGCAGGCCTCCGGCACGGTTAACGCCGAGTTTTACGTGCACGAAACGCGCCTTATCCCTTTGCAGGGTGACCCGTTGCCGCGTCGGATTGCCGCGATCAAGGGAGTGCCTTGGGCCGGCCGCAGCGCAATCACACGGGCATATCAGACGATCAGCGACTATAGCCAGTCGCTGCGATGGTCACTTGGGATCCTTGAACGGAAGCAGCAGGCCGTCTACGGCATGAAGGGTCTGGCCGAGCTGATTCAGGCGCAGCTCGAGGACATTGTGCAGAAGCGCATCGCGCTCGTCGACTCGGCACGGAACATCCTGAACACCGTTGCCATCGACAGCGAGGATGAGTACCGGATCGAGGACACCAACGTCGGCGGCGTTCGGGACATCGTCAATGAGTTCCAGATTGCCCTATCGGCCGATACCGGCATCCCGGTCACGCTCTTGTTCGGGCGGTCCCCAGCGGGCCAGAACTCCACTGGGGACGCCGATTTCAGCACCTTCCACGACTTAGTGGAGGGACTGCAGCGAAACAAGGCCGGCCCGGCGCTGGAACGCCTGGTTGCACTGATTCTCGCGCAGCGGTCGGTCACCACCAAAATCGAGCAGTGGTCGATTATGTGGCCGCCGCTGGAAAGCCCGACCGAGAAGGAGCATGCGGGCGTCCGCAAAACCAACGCCGATGCTGCGGCAGCGGAAGCGAACGCGCTCAACACGCTGGCTGGCGCCGGCATGATCAGCGAGGAAGAGGGAAGGGAATACCTGATTGCCGAGGGCAAGTATGGGCTCGACAACGACGCGGGCGACGCGCGGGCAGCAGCGCAGTACGCCGCGCAAGCCTAAGAAGTGGCTCTACCCGGCGGCGATTGAGCGCGAGTATGTGCGGTTCGTCCAGGCATATGCAAAGCGAACCACGGACGCGGTTGAGCGGTACGTGGTGCCGGCGCTATCGTCGCGACGTGGGGATGACCGGGCGGACTTGCAGCAACACGATGCCTGGTACACGGCGCTGAAACAGGCATTTCTCGATGCGTTGGCCGCAGCATCCGGCTCAGACGATTCCTTGCGCGCGGTGATCTCGCTGTTTGCCGGCCGCGTCAACGGCTTCAATGCCGTGCAGTTTCACCAGATCCTGCGTGCTGCCTATGGCGTCGATGTATTCAAGTCCGAACCGGCGCTCGGCGCGATATCGACGGTTTGGGAAGCGGAGAACTTGCGGCTCATCAAGTCGATCCCCACGCAGTACCTCGACGGCCTCCAGAGCAAGGTGGTGACCGCCGTGCAGCGTGGTGAGACTCTCAAGAGCCTTACCAAGCAAGTGCGGGACACCTATGACATGCCGAAGAATCGCGCGGAGCTGATTGCGCGGGACCAGATCGGCAAGCTGAATGGCCAGCTAACCGAGTATCGCCAGCGCAACGTCGGCATCAGCGAATACAACTGGCGCGGCGTGCTTGATTCTCGCGAGCGGGACGAGCACGTGTCGCGAGAAGGCGAGACATTCCGCTGGGACCAGCCGCCACCCGACGGCCATCCGGGCGAGCCGATCCGCTGCCGATGCTGGGCGGAACCGAGGCTCCCTGATCTCGATGATCTGGACGGTCTGATCGTTCATTGAGGATTCCGCTATGGAGATGCGATTTGACACCACGCCGCTGAGGGCAACCAGCACGGCGGAGGGATTCCTGCGCGATAGCCCGATCCTGACGCGGGTCGGCGTCTTCCCATACAAGCGCCAGGACGGCACCACGCGCTACGAGCTGCGCCCGCCGGACGAGGTGTTCCATGCGGACACGCTTGCCAGCCTGCAGGGGATTCCGATCACGGATGGTCACCCTGGCCTGGTGAACGCCCGCAATGCCAAGCAGCACACTGTTGGCGCGGTGCTGTCGGAAGGTCGACAGGATGGCCAAAACACCGTGGGCGACGTAGTGGTGCACGACACGTCGCCCATTGCCGCCGGCAAGAAGGATCTGTCCTGCGGCTACACCCTGACCTTGGACGAGACGCCGGGGAACTGGAACGGGCAGCGCTACGACGCTGTGCAGCGAAACATCAGGTACAACCATCTGGCCCTGGTGCGAGCGGGGCGGGCTGGAAATGCCCGCCTGAACCTGGATGCGGCTGACGCCGATTTGAGCAACGATGAGGAAAGCAACATGACGACTGTCAAAGTCCGGCTTGACTCGGGACTGTCCTATGACGCCGCGCCCGAGGTAGCCCAGGAGCTGGAAGCGCTGCGCGGCAAGCTGGCTGCCAAGACGAAACGCGCGGATGAGCAGCAGGCGCGCGCGGACTCCGAGAAGGCCCGAGCCGACGATGCGGCCGCCAAGATCGACCAGGCTCGCAAGGAAGGCCAAGTCGCCGCGCAAGCGCGCCTGAAGCTGGAAGCCGATGCCAAGGAGCACGGTGTCGAGGTCAAGCAGGACATGGCCGACAAGGACATCCGCGTGGCGGTGATCAAGGCGGTGCGCGGCGACGGCTTCGATGTGGGTGGCAAGTCGGATTCCTATCTCGAAGTGGCGTACGACCTGGCCGTGGCCGAGAAGGCAAGCCGGGCAGACGCCATCGGCAATCAGCGCCGCGAGATGTACCAGAAAACGAATCAGGACGGCAACGATGGTAAGGGCGGTGGTGCCAGCGTGTCGGCCGCCGCAGCTCGCGCCAAGATGATCAACGGCATGAACGGAGGCCAGTAACCATGATGTATTCGGACCAGATGGACCCGGCCTTCCCGGGCATGAAGGTGGACTCGCGCGGTGATTTGGTCGAGTCGTTCCCCGTTGGCGCGGATCTGGGCCTCGGCCTGGTGTGCGGCAAGGACGCCACCGGCCTGCTCGTGCCCGGTGCGGGTACGAAGGTCGCCGGGATCTCGCTGCAGACCCACACGATCCCGTTCAACGTCAACAAGTACGTCAAGACGGACTGTGCGTCGATCCTTCGCCGCGGTGGTGTCTGGGCGGTGGTCACGCCTGGCGCTCCCGTAACCAACGAGCGGCCTGTGAAGTTCGCCAACGACGGCACGGTGTCGGACAACGGCAGTAATGCGCTGCCCAACGCGGTGTTCCGAAGCGACAAGGTGACGCTGCTGAACGGTACCGAGATCGTCTGCGTGGAATTGCACAACCCGTTCGCCTGAACCCCGCGCATCAGCGCAACCCACATCGCCGGCCCGCCATAGCGCGGGCCGCATTCATTTCCGTGAGGGAAGCATGAACCGACACACCCATTACGACGAAGCCGATCTGGCCGCCGTGCAGACATTTGCCCCGCAGATGGGCGGCCTGCGTGAGGACGAATCGATCTTCGCCGCTCGCGAGCTGGACTATGTCAAGGCGCGCACCTACGATCGCAAGCTCCCGCCGATGAAAGGCCTGCAGCTGGTGCCCCAGACTTCGGAAGTGCCGGAATGGGCCGAGACCTTCACCTACCGCTACTACGACCAGATGGGTATGGCCAAGATTGTGGCGAACTACGCCGACGACCTGCCGCGAGCCGATGTCAAGGGCGCCGAGAAGACGGTGCGCGTCAAGGACATCGGTGACAGCTACGGCTACAACATCGCCGAGCTGCGCGCCAGCATGGCGCTGCAGGCCAACCTGCCGACCCGCAAGGCGACGGCTGCGCGCCGTGCGGTCGATGTGAAGCTGAACCAGGTGGCGATGGTCGGCGATCCCGACTATGGGCTCTTCGGCCTCACCACCCATCCGAACATCGGCGTGACTGTTCTGCCGCACGGCGACTGGGCCAACCCCGCGCGCACGGCGGACGAGATGCTGGAGGACGCTGATGCGCTCTGGAATGCGGTTCGCCTTCAGTCGAAGGGCGTCCATACCCCGACCATGTGGGCGCTGCCGAGCATCGAATACTCGCTGCTCTTCTCGCGGCGCCTGCCGGATTCCGTCGGCAAGACCGTCGGCGAGTTCTTCAAGGGCAAGCACCCGGGCCTGGCCATCGAGGAAGTTCCCGAATTCGAGGACGCGGGCGAAGGCGGCACGCCGCTCACGCTGATGTACGAGTTCAGCTCGGACAACATCAGCATGGAGAACCCCATGCCCTTCAACCAGCTGCCGGCGCAGGCCCGCAACCTCGAGCTGGTGGTGCCATGCCTGGCCCGCACCGCGGGCGTGACCGTGTACTACCCACTGGCACTCACCAAGGCGGAGATCTGACATGAAAGTGAAGAACACGGCGGTATTCGTTGTGACCATCGGTGGCACGCAGGTTATTGCTCCGCTGGCAAAGGCCGAGGTGGATGGCGAAAACCGTGGCATCCAGACCCTGCTCAGCCGGGGCGTTCTGGTCCCCGCCGACGACGCCGACGACGCGGCTGATGGCGGCGACGAGCAAGGCGCGCCGCAGACCGTGGCGGACCTGAAGCAGGCGCTCGACGCCGCCGGCATCGAGTACCCGAAGCATGCCAGTAAGGCCGATCTGCAGGCTCTCTACGACCAGGCACGGGGCCAATAAGCATGTCGGCCACCGTCGAACTGCTGAACTTCCTGGCACCGGCGGTGGCCGACGTGCCGAAGCCCGATAAGGAGTTCGCCCTAAAGCAAGCGGAGGGCTACCGTCCGTGGTGTTTGCCGGCCGACAGGCAGGACGAGGCGCAGGCATGGTATGCCGCGTGGCTGCTGTACAACCGCATGCAGCAGCAGGCTGCTGCGGCGTCTGTGGGCGTTATCCCGGTCGGCATCGTCAGCGAGAAGGAAGGCGATCTCGCGCGAACTTACCGTGCAGGGGCGACCGGCGGCGATGGCGAGGCTAGCGATCCATTGGGCTTCCGTGCCCAGTACCAGCGCCTGGCAGACCTGTGCGGATATGGGGCCATTACTGTAGCGAGGTAGCCCAATGGGTGTGAGTGTCAAGGTCGTTGACCGGGGGCTGGCCAAGTTCGTCAAAGATCAGTCCAGGTTGGCTGGGAAGGGCGTCAAGGTAGGCATTCAGTCGGATTCTGGCAAGGAACCGGGCAGCGGCGTGGATATCCTCGATATCGCCATCTTCAACGAGTTCGGGACCGAGGACATCCCGGCCCGGCCCTTCGTGCGCGATTTCTTCGACAAGAACCGGAAGGTGATCGGCATGGCGATGGACCGGCAGGCCACCGCCGTCGCAGGCGGCGCTGATGCGGGCGCAGCGATGGACACGCTCGGGCTGTGGGTCGAGAAGCACCAGAAGGCGCACGTACAGCAGTCGCCGGGATGGGCAGTGCCGAATGCACCGTCGACTGTGAAGAAGAAGGGCAGCAGCACGCCGCTGATCGATCACGGCGTCATGCTCGGCGCCATCCGTTACGAGAAGCTGAAATGAGCGGCTTCCGAAAGCCCAACCAGATCCGCCGCCGCGCCGCCGGACAGTGGGTGGATGGCCGATGGGTCGATGGCGCGGACGAAGGTATTGTGATCATCCAGGCATCGGTGCAGCCGTTGCGACTGGTCGACTATGACCAGCTTCAGGCGCTCATGGAGGGCCGGCGCATCGAGGCCGCCGTCCGCATCTACACCGCGGAGGCGCTGAACGTGGCCGGCGCCAATGACCGGAACGGCGACAAGCTCATCTGGCCGTTTGCGCCGCGGCCCGGGGAGTACCTGGTGGTGGCCGTGAGCCCTTGGCAGTCCGGGGTGATATCCCACTACCGCTATCACGCCGTGTTGGAGATCGAGACATGACGCCTGAGCAGGCCATCTACAGGCTCATTTTGGCAGTTTCGGGCGGTGTGCCGGTGGTCTTTGCCGAGGAGAACGGCCCCCGCCCACCGAAACCGTACATCCAGCTCCGTGTGCAGACGGCGCTCCGCTTCCCGCTTCACCGCGGGGCGGTGGATGACGGTGGGCAGCAGCTCGTGACAGTGCACAGGGATGCTGCAGTCGAGCTCCAGTGCTTCGGCAGCGGCAGCTACGACGTCCTCGACAAACTGGGACAACGCCTTGGCATGGAAGTCTCTTTGGCGGAGGCCGAACGCCTGGACCTCGCCGTCTTTGATGTTGGCAAGCTCAGCCAGGTACCGGTGCTGCGGGACCAGGCTTCCTACGAGCCGCGCGCGGTGCTGGAGCTGGGCGTTCGTTACGCCGTGTCCCTCGCGGACACCGTCGGCGCAGTGGAGCAGGTCATGCTCCATGGTGCGGTGACCGGCGGAGCTACAGGAACTGTGCCGGTCGACGTGACGGCACCGTAGCGTCACCAAATTTTCTTGCGGAGAGCCGCTTCGGGGCGGCTCTCGTCATTTCTGGAGCCTCACATGGCCAACATCGACCGCATCGTCAACGTTCAGATCAGCCTGAATACTACGGCGATCCGCGAGCAATCCTTCTCCGATCTGCTGGTTCTCGGCCCGCACGTCGCCTCGCTAAGCAGGCTGCTTGTCGTGACCGAGTCTGACCAGCTGCTCGACATGGGCGTGGCCGACACCGATCCGCTGTACAAGGCGGTACGGGACGTGTTCAAGCAGATCCCCACGATCAGCCAGTGCTATGTCGGCCGGCAGCAGGTCGACGTCGTGGACATCACCGTCACGAAGGCTTCGGCGTCCGACTACCTTGCGGCGCTGCAGTGGCGCGACGCCACGGGTGCCGCGCAGATGGCCACGGCAGTCTATTCGGGCAAAGCCGATGACACGGCCGCCATGATCGCGCAGGGCCTGGCTGCTGCTATCGCCGCGACGCCGGCCCCCGTGACTGCCGTAGCCGCAGCCGAACAGGTGACGGTGACGAACGATGTGGAAGGTGCCGCGGTGGCCGTGAAGCTCAAGGGCAATCTGGTGCTGGCCGCACCGCAGAGCACCGAATCCGTGACGGACGCGCTCACGGCGTGCCGGCGCGAGGACGATGGCTGGTACGGCGTGATCCTGACCAGTCGGGAGGAAGCGGACGTCCTCAACGCCGCTGAATGGGTCGAGGCCAACGCCAAGCTGTTTGGTGTTGGCGCTGCAGACCCTGGTGTGCTGGATGGCGGCGTCGACACCGACATCGCCTCCAAGCTGCAGGAGAAGCAGTACTTCCGCACGCACGTCTGGTATCACGCAGCCGCCGCCGAGGAATGGCTGGAGGCGGCAGTGTCGGCAAACCGCTTCACCTTCTACCCGGGTGCCGAAACTTGGGCGAACGTGCGCCTTGCGGGCATCACCTCCGACAACCTGGCCGAAGGCGAATCCATCGCGGCGCGAAACAAGAACGCCAACACCTTCGAGCCGTTCCGAAACTTCGCCATCACTCAGAACGGCAAGGTTGCCGCCGGCGAGTGGATCGACGTGATCCGCTTCCGTGACTGGCTGGCTGAGCAGATCAAGGTGAACGTCATGTCGGCCCTGGTGAACCTGAAAAACAACAAGGGCAAGGTGCCGTACACCGATGGTGGCATCGCGATCGTGACGACGGCCATGCGCCAGGCGCTGGACCTCGGCGTCACGCGGGGCGGTATCGCGCCGGAGGAGGTCGACGACGACATGCGCACGATCCCGTCCTACGTAATCAGCGCCCCGCGTGCGGCAAACGTGCCGTTTAACGACAAAGCGAACCGCGTGCTCAATGACGTGGGTTTCACAGCCCGCCTGGCTGGCGCCATCCATGCAGTCAACATCAAAGGCAATCTCACATACGCCCTCTAATCGGAGTCTCGAATGACGACACACACCTACGATCCCGCGCGGGTCAATGTCACCGTCGCCGCCGCGACCCTGTCGGGCTTTGCCGAAGACAGCTTCATCAGCATCGAGGAAATTGGCGACGGGGTGACGTCCACGAGCGGTGCCGACGGCGAGGTGGCGCGCGCGATGTCGAGCGACCGTCGCTGCAAGGTAACCATCAAGCTGCAGCAAACGAGTGCGGGCAACGACGTGCTGTCCTCGCTGCTGCAAGCCGACCGGCTGAGCGGCGGTGGTGGCATCTTCCCCATCGCAGTCACCGACTTGCGCGGCCGCACGCTATTCACATCGTCCGAAGCGTGGGTTGTCAAGCTACCACAGTCCGAATTCGGTAAGGAGGTGGGCGAGCGCGAGTGGGAGATCCAGACCGGCAAGAGCATCTACTTTGTGGGGGGCAATAGCTGATGGAGCGGCTCAAAGTCACGATTGGCGAGACGAACTTCTATATCGCCCGGTTTGATCCGTTCACCGCGCTTCGCATGTTCGGTGATCTGCAGAAAGAGATCTTGCCGTCAGTCGGCCACCTCATCCAGGCAGCATTCGGCGACGCGGCCGAGGATCGCAGCGGAAAGTCGATCGACCAGCGGTCGCTCGACGCTGTCGCTGATGCCGCTCTTGTCGACGCGCTTCGTGAGCTATCCGAAAAGTTGAACGGTGCAGCGCTGGAGGCCTGGGCGAACCGGCTGCTTGATCCAGAGTGCATTTCGACCACGATCAATGGTCGCGACGTCAAGCTGGCCAAGGACATTCGCCTGATGGCCTTCCGCGATGCGGGCGACATCCTTGAACTGATGTTCCACGTCATCCGCCACAACTTTGCGGATTTTTTGCTGCGGTGGGCCGGCCGTTCTGGACCGGCCCAAAAGCTGCTGGGAAGGCTGTCGGACGGTTCCGGGAAGACTTCGAGCACGAGCTGATCGTCTGGCGCGTCATCCGCGCCGGATGGGTCGGCATCGATGCGGTCAACGAAGGCCGCGTCGACCTGGTCCACATCCTCAAGGCCAACGCTGTCCTTGATGCCATGGAAGCGTCCGAGGCCGCAGCCATCAAAGAGGCGCGCGAGAGAAAATGAACCCAATCCGCGAACTGGTCACCATTCTCAAGTACGAGGTGGACAACTCCGGCCTGAGCCGGTACCAGACCGCCTTTCGCAATGGCATGACGAAGCTGCGCGCCGGCGCGAGCAACGTGCGAGAGTTCGGTGCCGGGTTCATGGAGGGCGCGCGCGAAGGGGTCCGGGACGTGTTGGGCGGGCAGCAGGCCTTAAACACTTCGCAAGGGAAGGGTGCGGAGTCGGTCGAGAGGATGGGCCGCGGATACCGCAGCATCGCTGGCGCGGTCCGCTCCCTTGTCGCCGGCTTTTCCGTAGTGCAGGCCGCCCGGATCGCGGACGAATGGGCAAGCGTGGAGGGTCGTGTTGGACTGGCCACCAAGAGCGTCGAGGAGCAGAAGTATGCGCTTCAGGAGATCTACGGCATCGCCCAACGGACACGCCAGGAATACACTGCCACCGGCGACCTGTTTCAGAAGGTACAGCGCAATGCCGGCGATCTTGGACTGGGCCTGACCGATTCGCTCAACTTGACCGAAATCATCGGCAAAACGATGACCGTCGGCGGCGGAAGCACCGGTGCCCAACAGGCAGCGCTGATGCAGTTAGGGCAAGCCCTCGGCGCAGGCGCCCTGCGTGGTGACGAACTGAACTCAATCATCGAACAGGCGCCCCGCCTGGCGGAGGCCATTGCTGAGTCGTTTGGTGTTTCCGTGGGGCAACTGAAAGACCTTGGCAAAGAGGGCAAGCTAACCAGCAAAGAGCTTGCGCAGGGGCTGCTGAAGCAGGCTGACAGGATCAACGCGGAATTCGAGCGCATGCCGAAAACTTTCGGCGGCGGCTGGGTGATGATCAAGAACGCCATCGGCAAGCAAATTGACCGTCTGAATCGAGCTGCAGGCGCAGCGAATCTGTTCGCGGCAGCAGCCGCCAAACTTGCCGATAACCTCACCGATGTGCTGAAGGTGCTGCTGCTCATCGGCGCCAGCGTGGGAATCGTCAAGCTTCGCGCTGCGTTGCAGACAGCGACTGCAGCAGCCGGCGGCTTGCGCTGGATGCTTTTGCGCGTTGCCGCGGCTTCGTGGGCCTCGGTTGCACCCTATGTCGCAATTGCTGCGGCGTTGGCTGCCGTCTATCTCTTGGGCGAGGACATTTGGACATGGCTGCAGGGCGGGGATTCAGTCCTCGGTGACCTAGTTGGCGGTGTGGAGGAGTGGGGTGGTGCACTGAACGGCATCCTGGCCCCGCTGCGCGTGATCTGGGAGGCGACCAAAGCGATCTGGTCCACTTTCGGGGAATGGATTACGGCGCTCGGCAACTGGATCGCCAAGGCGCTAGGCGTGGGCTCAATCTTCGAGAACTGGCAGGAGGTCGCCAAGGCGGTGTTCAGCGCAATCCTGGCGTATATCGGGACAGTGCTGAGCGTAATCTCGTCGCTCATCAGTGCGGTGGCCGCGGCCTTCCGTGGCGACTGGGATGCCGCCTTCTTTCATCTGCAGGAGGCGTTTCGCAAGTGGTGGGAGTGGCTGAAGGCGATTGGCGACTTCGCTGCGACGATCTTCAAGGCAATGGGCGACGCCATTACGACGTGGGTCATTACCAAGGTCGAGGCGCTGAAGGGCATGCTGGCGAATCTCATGCCAGATTGGGCCAAAGATGCTGGCGCGTGGGTGGGAAAAAAGGTATTCGGCAGGGGCGCCGTTGACGTGCAGCGTGTCGCGCCAGCAGGCGGCGTCACCATCCAAAACAACATCGGCGGGGTTCAGGTGACGGCGCCGAATTCGAGTCCGGCAGCCATTGCCGCGGCCACGGAACGCGGCATTAGCACGGCCGTGAGCCCCATTCGTATGTCGCGGGCTGCAGCAGCTGTACCCATGGTTGAGGCAGGCGCATGAGCTTCGTTTCCCTCGTATTCGATAGCGGAACGGCAAAGTCGAGCGTGGGGGCGATCCTGCTCGATGCCCTCCTGAACGAAGAAACGGCGCTCGCGAGCCAGGCGACCTCGTACGCCGTCGAGGACGGGGCACCGATCTCGGACCACGTCGTGCAGGAATCCGAACGGTTGTCGCTGTCCGGTTGGATCACAGCTGCCGATACGGTGCTATACGGCGCCGGCGGCCGAAGCAAGCTGATCACGGCGAAGGAAGCCCTGCGCTCGATCCATCGCGAACGCCTGCCAATTGTCGTGGTGTCCGGCCTGGATACCTACACCGACATGGTGATGGAGTCCTGCAAGATCAGCCGTGACGGGAAGGGCGAGTTCTTCGAGGTGTCCTGCGAATTCCGCCGGATTCGAAAGGTCAGGCTGCGGACCGCCGACATCCCGCCGGAAAAGGTGTCCACCAGGGATGGTGGTAAGGCTAAGGGCAAGGCTGGATCCACAAAGACCAACGCCGGCAAGGTCGATGGAAAGCCCGGTACCGAGAAGCAAAAGAGCTATCTGAGCCGGATCGTCGGCAGTGTGTTCGGGAAGAAGTAGATGCAGACAATCCCAGTGCTGGACACGAACGACAGCTTGACGGAGGTGGTGCTGGACGAGCGAACATTCTTCCTACACCTGTCATGGAACAGTGAAGCGGAACTTTGGGCGTTTTCTATCGAGAATGCCTACAACGAACTAATCATTGCCGGCATTACCGTCGTGCCCGACTCGCCGCTGCTGGACCGGTACCGGCACCTGCCAGTACCTGCCGGCGAGTTGGTGGCAGTTACGCCCGGCGGGCGCGACACCATCAGTCGGCTCGCATTGCCGTCGGGGGACGTGGCCCTGGTCTACATCGAAGCTGCCGAGTTGAAAAATGGCGCGATTTGACCGGACATACCGGCTGCTGCTGGGACGCTCAGGCGCGGCAGGACTGGAGATTCTCCCGCCCATCCGTATCACCTTCGAAGTTGACAAGGACACCAGCGAGCAGCCCAACCCGCACAAGATCCGGATTTACAACCTGAAGCCAGAGACGCGACGTTCCATAGAGGTGCCGGACACGCGGTGTGTGCTGTATGCCGGTTACGCCGAGGAGGACGGGCCAGTGCTGATGGCGGCCGGCGCGGTGACGTTCGGCTACACCTACTTCGATGGCCCCGATGTGGTGACCGAACTCGAGGTGCGCGACGGCTATGTCGAGGTCAGAGATACTGCTGTGTCGCTCGGCTACGGCGCTGGCGCGTCGGCGAAGCGCATCGTGAGCGATATCGCCAAGCAGATGGGACTACCGCTGATCATGGCCGACGACGTGCCCGAGCGTACATGGCAGAACGGTTTTTCGTTCTACGGCCCGGCGCGCCAGGCGCTGCACAAGGTGGTTCAAGGCACCGGGCTGGAGTGGTCCATACAGAACCAGACGCTGCAGGTCGTGCCGAAGCGTGGGACGACAAGGCGGCAGGCCGTGGTGTTGGCGGCTGACTCCGGCCTGATCGGATATCCCGAGCGAACACGGGAGGGCGCGCGGGAAAAGGCGCGGGTAAAGGACGAACGCACCGGCAAACGCACCAACCTGGTCAGCGCAGCGCAGCAGCGGGATGGCTGGAAAGTGAAATCCCTCCTGCTGCCGCAGCTAAACCCGGGCGACTTGGTCAAGCTGGAGAGCCGCTCCACCGAGGGGCTCTATCGTGCCGAATCGGTCAAGCACACCGGTGATTCGGAGGGCGGTGACTGGCAGACCGAACTGGAACTGGTCGACCGCTACGCACCACCGAAACAGAAGGGCAAGTAACCATGGACGTGACAGAACTGCGCCAGCTTATTGCGACCGAGCTGGCGGAAGTGCACACGTGCCTGCCAGGTGTCATCGTCTCCTATGACGGAAACACTGCGGTGGTCAAACCGGCTCTGGCGAAGCAGTTGGCCAACGGGGATGTGCTGCCGGCCCCGCAGATTGTGCAGGTGCCAGTGTGCTGGCCATGTGGAGACATGGGCGGGGCGAAGGCGCTCATCACGGTGCCGCTGAAGGCCGGGGACGCCGTCAAACTCTCGTTCTCAGAGCGCGCGCTGGAGAACTGGCTCTCGGGCGCCGACAGCGCGCCAGATGACCCGCGGCAGTTTGATCTGTCCGACGCCTTTGCCACGCCGGTCATGCGCCCAGGCTCCGGCGCCGCAGACACCGAGAATCTCAGCGTGCAGTTCGGCGAGTGTGCGCTGAAGCTGACGCCGTCGGGCGATGCCGTTTTGAGCGGGCCCGGTGTATTCCGTGTCCGGATGCCTGCGATCTTCGAGAAGCTGCTGACGTACGAGGATGGGCTGGCCGGATCTGGCGGCGGTGCCGGAACGACGATCAGCGGCGACATCAACCACACGGGCGGAACGATCAGTTCCAGCAGGCCGGTGGAGGATGGCCACCGCCACACCGACAGCGTTGGCGGCAAGACCTCTGGACCTGAGCAATGAGCTTCGACCTCGCGCTATCACCAACGTACGATCTCGAACTATCGGATGCCGGCGATGCAGCCCTGGTCGACGGTGCCGAGCGCATCGCGCAGCAGATCAAGGTGACGCTGCTCGCATTCCTCGGCGAGTGGTTTCTCGACGTGTCATTCGGCATCCCGTATGTGGAATCGGTGCTGGTGAAGGGCCCGGATCGTGCCCAGCTTGAGGCGATCTTCCGGGCAAAGATCGCGGATGTTCCAGGCGTGCGGACGGTGCGGCGCATCGATCTGCTCATTGACCACGCTGGGCGGACGATGGCCATCGACTTCGAAGCCGACACGGACGCAGGACTTGTGGCCCGCCGCTACTTCCTTCAATCATAAGGATTACTTTTCATGGCTTACGGTTTGACATCCGACGGGTTCGTGCGCATGCGCCTCCCTGAGATTCGCCAGCAGATCGTGGCCAATTGGGAGGCGCGTCTGCGCGCGAAGGGCTACGCTGGCCCCATCGAGACGAGACCGGATTCGATCATCGGCCTGCTGATCGACACCTTCGCGGACCGGGAGGCGGCACTGTGGGAACTGGCAGAGGGGGTGTATTACTCGATGTATCCGCCGACGGCGTCGGGGGTGTCCCTGGACAATTCTGTCGCGTTCTCGGGGGCGAAGCGCCTGGCGGCGGAGCCGTCCCGCTGCTACGTGGTGCTCTACGGCGCGGAGGGGACGGCAATCGCGCCCGAGGCACAGATCCGGCACCGCGTAACGCAGACGCTTTGGGGCATTACCGACGGCGCCACGATCTCTGCGGACGATGTGGCGGATCTGTACATCGAGGTAGCCGCAGTGGTGGCCAACGCGGACTACACGGTGCTCATCGACAGCGTCCCCTACACCTATCGGAGCGGCGCAGCGCCGAACATCGCGAGCATCGTCTATGGCGTTGCCAGCACGCTGCTGCCTGCCGGTCTCAACGTGGAATCCACCGCAGTGAGCGTGCGTGTCTTCACGGACGGAAGAGCAGCCTTCGCTGCGGCGGTATCGCCCAACCTTCGTATGGCAAGGATCGGCACGCCGGCCCTTGCGGAGACGTTCGATGACATCGCCGAGGTTGCCATGCCAGGCGACCTTTCCCAGATAGTGACCCAGACTCCCGGCTGGTCATCGGTGAACAACCTGCAGCCGGGTGCTGTGGGGCGCGCTTCGGAGAATGATGCGCAGTTGCGGGCCAGATACAAGAACGGCATCTACCGACTCGGGGCCGCCACGCTCCCAGGTATTTCGGCAAACCTCAAGGAGTTGGTGCCCGGCGTTCTCGCGGTCAAGGCGTTTGAGAACGACACGGACGATCCGGACGAGTATGGGCGGCCGCCTCACTGTTTGCACGTCGTCATCGACGGCGGCTTGGATCAGGAGATTGCCGACGCGATTTTCCAGCTCAAGGCCGCAGGCATCGATACCTACGGCGACACAGTGATGTTCTCAAGGGACGATGGTGGAACCGAGCACGAGATTCACTTCGATCGCCCACACAAGGTGTACGTGTGGGCGAAGGCGCGCGTGCTGCAGCTTCCACCGGAAGAACAGCAGTTCCCAATCGACGGCTATGACCGTGTGCAGCGCGGGATAGTGGCCGCTGGCAAGACACTGGACATCGGCGAGGACATCGTCCTGCAGAAGCTGTACAGCGGTGTGTACACGACTCCGGGCGTGGCGATGGTCGACCTGCGGCTGGCTTGCTCGACCGATCCTGCGTATGTGCCGGCGGACGTGGATTATGTAGCCGCGAACTATCCGGTAAAGCCGTTTGAGCGGGCAGATTTTGACGTCTCACGCGTGGAGGTGCTCGCATGGACCTGAGCCAACGGCACGACGATATCGCCTGGTCGAACTGGCTCGCGCAGTTCAGGGACGGCAGCAACCTCGAGGCGCTGATCAAGGCGCTGCTAAAGCCGGCAGCCGGCATTCAAAGTGCGTTGCGCGACTTGCGTGACCTGCGATCGCTGGATACAGCCTTCGGCGCCCAGCTGGATGGCGTCGGCGCCATCGTAGTCTTGGATCGACCGAATGCCTACGTACCGTCCTACCCGTACTTCGGCTTCGAGGGCGATCCTGATGCCCAGGGTTTCAATCAAGCGCCGTTCTGGAATGAGGGGGTTCCCGGCGCGACGCGGGAGCTGCGCGGCATATCCGATGTCCTGTATCGGCGCCTCCTCAAGTGGAAGATTGCCATCAACAACGGGCATGGCACCGCTCCGGAGATATCCGCGTCGCTGAAGGCCATCTTCGGCGCCTCGCGGGTAATCGTTTCCGACGCTGGCAACGCGAAGATCCGAATCTGGATGGATGTGTCGTCGGTCGGCCTGAAGGTGGATGTTCGACCCTATGTGCCGAAGGCGGCCGGCGTCGGGCTGGAATCCATGTCAGGCAGCAAGGCAAAACCCTTCGGTTTCAGAAGCCAGGGATTCTGGGGCTTTGGGGAAGGGGTCTTCGCAAGGGAGTTCTGAGCATGTCGAGCATTGATTTCTTCAAGGATTTTGAGACTGTCTGGGCAACCAATGGCGCAGTCGTGCCTTTCGACTCGCGCGACTATCAAGAGGGATGGGCATTCATCGGCGAGGTGCCGCCGGAACTGGAGCAGTTCAATCAGCTCCAGCAGATAGTGGACCAGCGCACAGCTTGGCTCTACAAGCAGATAAAGGAGCTTGCCCGGGCATTCGGATACTCGATCGATGCGGACAGCATCGACGCGCTGACAAGCGCTTTCGCCAAGATCCCTGCGCAGGTGAATGCCGACTGGAACGCCACAAGTGGGGCGGCCAAGATCCTTAACAAGCCGAACCTGGCCAAGGTGGCGACCAGCGGCAACTACAGCGATCTCAATGGAAAACCCAATCTCGCTGCGGTGGCAACCTCTGGGAGCTATAACGATCTCTCCGAGAAGCCCGCAATTCCGGCACCTCAAGTCAATGCGGACTGGAATGCGACCAGCGGGGTGGCAGCGATTCTGAATAAACCGGACCTGTCCGGCGCGTGGACTTCAGCAACGCTGAATCCCATGGCGTTGGGTGGACTGGGTAACTTCATCATCGTGGCGAATATTTTGGCGCCTGGCGCTTACATCGCTAACCCGCAAGTCCGTTGGAACGGCCCAGTCCTGCCTGGAACCTGGATGGGGTGTGGCAACTATTCCAGCGGCGGCGACAAGCTCTCATTGGTGGTTAGGGTGGCCTGATGAAATACGAAGACGTGAAGGATCCGATCTACGGATCTGCAGACCGGACTGTCATTTTTTGTCGTGTCAAGTTCGAGGGAATGCGGGACTACGTTCCATTCGGCGCTGCCGCCCACGATTGCACTGAGCATGGACGTCAGATCCATGCTGAATTGATGGACGGAAAGTACGGCTCGATCGCCTCTTACGCGGAGTATCTTGCGACTCGACAGGATGAGCTGGATGCGATGGCGAGGTTGCGGCGAGATGCTCTCCTGCGCGAATCCGACTGGGTCGCGCTGCGATTGATGGAAACCGGGGAGCCGGTCCCGAGTGATTGGCTTGCCTACCGCCAGGCACTTCGTGATGCGCCGGCGCAGACCGGTTGGCCGGTAAGCGTCGAGTGGCCGGTGCAGCCGGGGGCGGAATCTGCGAAAGGAACGGATCTATGAAATCGAGCCAGTTGCCAAAGCTCATGCCGCTGCCGTTCGCAGCGGCCGGTTCAAAGAACGATATCCCGCAAGCAGCGCAGCCTGACAAGCCGGGAGCGGCGTCACTGCAGTCCGGGTTTCCCGATATCACCATGACCAGCGCACTGCTGGGCGGCGTACCGCCGGATGGCAAAGACATGAACGGCGTGCTGTACCTGCTTTCGCTGACAGCACGGTGGTGTCAACTTGGCGGCGGATTCCCATACAACAGGGCCTTCGCCAATGACTCGGGGGTGAACGGGTATCCCAAGGGGGCGATGCTGCTCGCGGCGGACGGCACGCGCTACTGGTTCAACCAGGCCGACGACAATGCCACCGATCCGGAGGCGCCGGACGGATCGGCACGAAACTGGGTGTTGCTCAATGCGGACTGGAATGCTGTTTCGGGTCCGGGCCAAATCCTGAACCGACCATCGCTCGCCGCCGTCGCGACCTCGGGCAGCTACGATGACCTCACCGACAAGCCAGCCATTCCGGCGGCTCAGGTGAACGCCGACTGGAACGCGACCAGCGGAGCCGCGAAGATTCTCAACAAGCCGAATCTCGCCAAGGTTGCTACCACCGGCAGCTACAGCGACTTGAAGGACAAGCCCACACAAGCCAACGCTGACTGGAATGCGACCAGCGGGGTGGCGGAGATTCTGAACAAGCCGGATTTGGCGCCCGTAGCGACTAGAGGCCAGCATTCGGCATTGTCGGATATCAAGGGCGATGGTGACTTGCATATTTCCGAAGAGCAACAGCATAAGCTCACCGGAGCAGTGCTGCTTTCGGAGACGGTCTATTCGGTGGTTGCCCAGTCGGTAACTTTCGAGCTGCAGTCTGCAAACATCAATTGCACGCTTGTTCCGCCGTTGGTCGGGTCCCCAGTCGTATTCGAAAGCAGTGGTGCACTGCCACCGCAGTTGCAGGCGGGTGTGACCTACTTCGTGGTCAGGGTCAAGTTAACCGATCCCTTCGATAGTGGCGAGGGCGCCTGGTTCAGAGTGGCCTCTGAGCCAGGTGGTGAAACGATCGCTATGACAACCACCGGGAGTGGCACCCATTTGATCGCGAATCCCCAGTGGCTCAAGGCAGCGCACAACCCGGTATGGGTCGAGGCAGAGGTGCAGGGTGGCGGCGGTGGAGGAGGGACGTCGGCCTTGGGTACTGCAACGGGAGGTGGAGGGGGAGGCTACGCGAAGCTGCGCTGCTCCGCGGCAGCATTGCCAGAGAGCCTCGACATAGTTGTAGGGGCCGGAGGCAAACCTGGTGCGACGGATGGAAGTTTTGGTTCGCCTGGTGGCACGACATCGCTCGGTATCGTCGTCTCGGCGACCGGCGGTAGAGGTGGCATCGGTAGTGTGACCAGCAACATGCTGCTTGGCTCGATTGGAGGCGATGGCGTTGGGGGCGACTTGATCATCCGCGGCGAAGGTTCTGCGCCAGTCCAGATGACGGCGTACTCAAACTACAGCAGAGGGGGAAATTCAATGTTCGGCTTTGGTGGGATGGGCGCCATTCGCATAAGCGGTGCCACGCCAATCCCACATGGGACCGGTAGAGGCGCTGGCGGCGCTGGATGTAGCCCCACAGGCGGATTTGTGACCGGCCGCGGATCGGACGGCCTTGTAGTGCTCAGGGAGTATGCGTAATGACGACCAAGGCAAGAATTGAGCAGGGTCAGGTAGTTGAACTACTCACGGCTGAGCCGTTTCCCGAATTTCATCCGTCGCTGGTGTGGGTCGAGGCACCAGCCGATGTGCAGGTCGGCTGGAGTTATGTGAGCGGCCAGTTCATGCCGCCGAAGCCGCCCGCCCTTGAAAGTTTCAGCGACGCCTACATAGGTTCCTTGCAACAGGTGATGGACTCGACCGCGCGTAGCCGCGGTTATGACGATATTAAATCGGCGATCACCTATCTGCAGAGCAGCATTCCAAAGTTCGCCGCAGAAGCGAATGCGATGTGCGGATGGCGCGATGCAGTCTGGATGTACGGCCTCGAAGAGATGCGCCTTGTGCAGGCGGGCGCCAAGCCCTTGCCGGCAATGGAACAGTTCCTGTCTGCAATGCCGCAAGTCGAGTGGCCGGATGCCTCGTGAAAATTGCCTTGGTCGTCGAATAGCTCGCCTTGAGCGGGCATTGTCTTTTCGGGAGGGTAAATGCCTGAACCTGTTGCGTCGGCTGGTGCCGCGGTGGTTACCGGTATTGCGAGCGGTCTCGCGCTCGGCGCTATTGTGTCGAAGCCAAATGTCGCGCTGTTAAGCGGGGTGTTCTGCGGCGCGGTGGTGTTTCTGTTGCGCAGCAAGGAGCCCCACTGGATCAAGAAGGCGCTCTATTTTTGCATCTCGCTCGTAGGCGGCTACGCAATTGCGCCGGACGTGCAGTCGGCGGTCGGGTGGTTGCCCGCCTGGCTGGCGGCGTTCTTTTCGGCCGCCGCGGTGGTGGCCGTCGCCGTGATCGTGCTGGATTGGTCGGAGAAAGCCATTCCGCAGATTCTCAACCGGCTGGTCGATCGATTGATTGGGGGAAATCGCCATGAATGAGCTGATGCTATACCTGAACGCAAAGGGCTTGGCGGACATGTGGCTGCTGGTTGCCAATGGCGCCATCTCGACTGCGATCTTTTCGATTCTGCTGTTTGTGCGCCCCAAGACTGAAGCACCGATGCAACTGCACGCGCGCCTGGCGCGGTACGCCTTTGTGGCCGTCTATGGCGTACTGGCCGCGCGCATCTTGTGCGGGCTGTATTACACGCCGGTCGAACCGACGGAGGTGGCGGTGAACCTCATCGTGTTGTGGCTGGTCTGGATTACTCGCGGCGACCTGTCCGTGATCCTAGATGCCATTCGCATCGTGCTGGATCGTCGAGCCTGCCGCTCCAGATCCTAAACACTTCTCCTGTCATCGATGGCCACCTTCGGGTGGCCATTTTCGTTTCTGAGGGTTACCTATGAAGACGTCTGCCAACGGACTCGCCGTTATCAAGTATTTCGAGAGCTGTCGGCTGTCAACGTATCTCGACAGCGGGGGCGTTCCAACAATCGGCTGGGGGCACACCGGCCCAGATGTGCGGCTTGGCATGACGATCACCCAAGCTCAGGCAGACGCGCTACTGGTATCAGACCTCGCCGAGCATGAGCGCATTGTTTCGGCGGCTGTGACGGTTCAGTTCTCGCAGGGACAGTTCGATGCCCTGACGTCGTTTTGCTTCAACGTGGGGCCGGGGAAGAAGGGCAAGAAGGATGGGCTCGTTACTTTGGCAAACGGCAATCCGTCAACCCTGCTGCGTCGAGTCAATGCTCGCGACTTCGACGGTGCACGAGGGCAGTTCGCCTTGTGGAACAAGGCCGGCGGCGTCTTGCAGCGCGGCCTGATTCGCCGTCGTGCGGCTGAGTGTGCTTTGTTCATCGGCGCCAGCGGAGCGGATGCGATCGCGCTGGGGAGCTCGGCCGCATGATCTGGAACGCGAAACTCGTTCCGTGGCGCACGGTTGGCGTAGTGGCGCTGATGGGCGTACTGGCAGTCGCACTGTTCGCTGCAGGATGGACGGCCAACGGCTGGCGCAAGGATGCCGAGATCGCCGGCATCGAGGCGGACCGCGCCCGCGAGCGCCGCGACCAAGCGCTCGCCCAGGTGAAGGCGGTGGACGACGCCCGCATCGAGGAGCAACGCCGCACAGCGGCGCAAACGGAGATTGCCAATGTGGCCACGAAAGATGCAGGGACTGCGCGCGCGGATGCTCGCGCTGCTGATGCTGTCGCTGACCGGCTGCGCCAGCGAGTCGCCGAACTGGTCGCTGCCGCCCGCGCCGCCGGCTATACCGCCGCTGCCGGCACAGGCTCGGCAGCCGGCGATCCCGTTGATGTGCTTTCCAACATGTTCAGCCGGCTTGACCGCCGAGCGGGAGAACTTGCTGGGTACGCGGACTCAGCCCGTATCGCCGGCCAAGCCTGCGAGCGCGCCTATGATGCGCTGACGGGTGGGGCGCAGCCAGGGGAGGGATCATGAAGCGCTACCTTTGGAACCTGCTCATCTCGCTGGACCAATTCGCCAACACCGTCCTGGGCGGTAGTCCCGACGAGACGATCTCAAGCCGCACCGGCAAGGCCATGCAGCAGGGCAGGAGGTAGGGCTGCACCCTCTGCCGGTTCCTGCACTGGTTTGACCGCGATCACTGCGCGAAGTCCATCGAGGCAGATAAGGGGGGCGATGCGGCAGTGAGCGCCGAGTAGAAATGGCCTTGGGCCAGGCCTGCGAGCAATCCTGCGATTTGCTATGCAGAAGGGGTATCGAGGCGGGGATTGCAGCTCGGATCGAGACGGACCAGCGTTGTTGGTTCTGTTGTGTCGCAAACAGTGTGACCTCGTCAAGGCACGTTTCTTAAATGAAACTTAGGGCTATAGCTACCGCGCCTGTGAGGGTGCTGGACCCCGGACAGGTTGCAATACGCAGGCCGGTCGTCAGGCCGATTTGAAGATCGCCGGGGACACACTGTGAGTTCAACCAAAGCGGTGCCTTGCTTACTATGCGCTGCACTGGCGCGACGCTGGCTTGACCAACAAGATCGCTTGCGTGGTAGCCACATCTACCGCTGTTCTGCCTGTGGCGGGCGATTCGTAGCCACTGGCGACGCTCTCGGCGCTATCGAGCAGGGGCGTTGGGATATTGCTGTATTGAAGGCTGCGGTTAGGCAGAACATTGCTTCGGGCGTCCTGCCGCGCATCGAGGACGTTGAAGGTAGGCCGCGCTTGATCGCGGTCGGCCGTCAGGCATCCTGAACTCTTTCGCATGACATTCACCCCGCTGGCGAGCTGGGTTCCGTTGCGTCGGCAACATTTCTACCTCCTCAGGCTACGTTTCTTAAATGAAACTTAGGTTAGTGCTGTACTGAACTGAACTGTGGGGTAAGGCCATGCACGACCGCGACTTGTTCTTTGCCGTCCTTGGGGTGATCGTGTTTTTGGGCTATCTGGTTTTCGGTGGTGTTCCGATCTACGAGCGCCTGATGGCCGGCATCAATGCCATCCATGTCATCATGCAGACCGCAAATCACGCGGGTGAGGATAGAGCCGGGCGCGTGCGCTAACCCGAGAGATTGGCGCTTCCGTTGCCACTTGCGCATGTAGGAACGGGACCCCCGTCGCCCAACTCGTGCGGCCCCGTCGATTTGCTCTCAAGTGTGCTCATCTCGGGCCGGCAGGCGTCGATGTCCTGCAGGGCGAGAACAGCGGTGCTGCTACCCATTGTCGTATCCCTCATTCTGCCGTCGAGTGTATTCGCTGACCTCGGCGCTTGCACAGAATGGGTTGGGCCCTGGCTGCATTGGCCAGAGCCCGTTGTGGCTACCAAAAATCCCCCGTCAAAACATTAAATGAGGCCTTGGCTGCATGGGCCAGGACTCTACTGCAGGTCCCCCGTCACATCATATGCCGCAATGCACAAGAGCTTGGTAGGGAATGTGATGCGGCGCACAATATGTGGGAGGAGGCACGACCGCATGCCGCTAGTCGTTCACTTGCTCGGCGCGGTAGGCCGACCAGTAGTAATGGGAATGGCGGCCATGTCGGGCTTGCTTCTTCTCGATGAAAAGCCGCACGGTGCCGATGTGGTCGGCCTCGACAAGCACTTCATGACGGCTCGGGGTCTCGCGAGTAGCTTGGCCGAGCGTGCGTAGGGCGGCAGCGACATAGTTGCCTTGCACCTGCGCAAGGATGCCGTTTGCCGCGACTGTTGGTGTGGTGCCCTGTGATGCGGCGTGGAGGTGGCAGCCGGCAGCCAGTTTGCTGTTGCCCATGAGCATCCCGAATACTGTATGGATATCCAGTATAACCGCTGGTTCGCAGATGAAAAGATGCCGGCGTGTGGTTGCGTCTGCTTGCCTCGGCCGAATGACCTCGCTGTGAAATTGTGTGGCGCCAGTTTGGCGCTTTGCTGTGGCGCGGCGGTATCTGCTCTCGTCCTAAAGAAAGGGTCCTAAGTCCTCACTATGCAAAGATGGCTACAACATTGTGTTGTTGACATTGTGTTATTAACACTCTTAGGATGTGTTGCCTTGGTGCGAAAAACGCATCAGGAAGCGGCGGCCGATCCGCTAGGAATCGACCGCCAGGCCTTACGCCTTCAGGATGACTGCGAGAGCAGCCAAGGCAAGGATCAGTAAGGTCAGTTCGCTAATAGCCATGTGTTACCTCCCATAGGTATGGCATTGGTTGAACACTCCCGGGGAGGGCAGGCAGATTTCCTAGGTCCTCCTGTCCTCTCCCGGTCCCTTCGGCGTTTCTGCCAAAGATGCCTCGTATAGTACACGTCAGCAGCAGCTGCGCCGTGCGGCTTCACCGCTGCGGGCTGTCCTAGAGGCAGAGCAATCATAAAGCCCCTCTGGCAGGGTTCGGCACTTTTGTCACCTGTAGTTGCCGCCGCTACAGGTTCTCCCCAGAGTGCTGCCCTCTGAGGGTGCGAAGTTTCCGCAGAAAACCGCCGGTTCCGGCAAAAATGCCGCACATTTCCGGCATTCACGCTGCGAACTTGTAGCGCAGGAAATCGTTGTTGCCCTGCTCGAACTGTGCGTTGTGGATGATGAAGTCTTCGTCGCCGTAGTCCTTGGCGTGCTTGTGCAAGTACACGACGACGATCTTGGTGGAATTGGTGTGCGGCAGGGCCTGGCGCACAGCGCGCCGCTCATGGTCGCGGCGGCGGAGGTGGTCTATCGATGTAGGGCAATGACTCCCCGGATTACCGTGTCGCCTATTTCCCCGCCACCGTGTGACGCTTTCGACTACCGGCCGATCCTCCGGTGGCGCTGCGCGCACACCGCCCCGCTAGGCTCGCTGCTAGGGCTTGCAGGGAAAGGCTTTCTGTAGTTCTTTCAGCAACGTGGGTGCGGCATAGTCGTCGCCTTTCGCGCTGCTGTTGAGCACTAGGTGTTTGGCGGTGTCGTTGGTCAGCGGCAGGTTGCCTGGCAGGCAGAACAGGGGGGATTCCGGTCCCTTTGTGACAATGCTTGCTACTGCGCTCCATGTTGCCCCTTCCGTCAAACCGTCAAGATAAGTGCCCAGCGTGGCTGGCGATGTGCTCGCCAGCTTCCGGAATTGCCTGACCGTCATGTCGGCATGTGCGCAGGGCATGCTCAGCACAGCAGCGGTGGCGAGCGCGATGCGGATGTTTTTTGACATAGCCTCTTTATGGGTAAGCGCTTTATTCGCCAAATCGGTAGCGTAGCATTTCGCGTAAGCTTAGGCTCACTGCCTTATGTGGCGCGGGATATGCGCAGCTGCATCAGAGAGGCTTGTTGACCGGCGCGCCGTCAGTTGGGTTTTTTGATGTGGGTGCGATCTGGTTCAGCCATTTCCAGTTTGCAAATCGATCCCCTGTGTGACGCAGGTGGGTGTAGCGCTTCAGGCTCGTCCAACTCCTGTGTCCGGTCACCGCCGCGACATGTGGGATGTTCATGCCCATTTCGAACAGCCGGCTCGTACCCTCGTGCCGCATGTCGTGCAGGTGGAGGTCTTCGATGCCCAGCATCTTGCATGCCCTAGTGAAAGCGGCGCTCACGGCGTCATGGCCCGCGGGGAATATCCGATCCTTCCGTCTCGGCTGTGCCAGCACAATGCGCAAGGCCTCGGGCGGCAGGTCGCACCACGAGTCATTGCCGATCTTCTCTCCGGGGTGCTTCATGTCGCGGACCAGAATGCGGCTGCCGGCCTCGTCCAAGTCCTGCCAAGTAATGCGGCACATTTCCTCGAGTCGGCGCGTCGAGTAGATCGCGAAGGCTGTAATGGCCTGCATCGGATTGCTGTCGACTCGCTTTGAGCGGATGCGGCCGAAGTATTCCATGAGCAGGTCGAGCTCACCCATGGTCGGGCGGCGGTCGCGCTGCTTCGATCGACTGGTGACTCCGAGCCGTGTCAGGACCTTTCGGGCATCGGCCATCGCTTTCTCATCAAGCGGGTATCCCCAGGCTGGCCGCGCGATGGCGAACACGGAGGCGAGGTGGGCGACGTAGTTGCCGACGGTCTGAGGCTTTACGCCGAGGCCATTGGCGAAACTGACGATGTCCGCGCTGCCGATTTTCGAGCAACGCATTTCACCGATGGGTGCTACACCGATCGTGCGTAGCACCTGGGCCTTGGTCCTTCCCATCTCCTTGCGTGATTCCTCTGTGTACTTGGTGATCACCTCAGCAAGGGTCGGGTCTTCCTGCTTGGCAGCATCGAGGGCGCCCGGCTGGGCCAGTTCTCGCTCCCGCTTTTCCAGCCACGAAACCGCGGCCGGCCGGCGGTCGAAAGTCTTCGCCTCGGTGAACACGACCGCGCCGCCTTGCTTCAGGCGGATCTGCGCGGTGTACCCTATACTTCCGTCCTTTCGCACGCGTTGCGTGATCGTTCCCATGGTTCCGGTGCTACACGAGTTATGTTGGTGCTACATCGTAGCACTTGGGTCCGGAAATGTGAGGAAATGGGCAGAATCAGCAGGAAATGGAACAGACTAGCAATGCCTCTCAAACCGAGGCCACAAGCGGCAAGCAAGGAAATATAAGGGCTCGCCGGATTTCGGTTGCACCGATGATGGATTGGACTGACCGTCATTGCCGCACCTTCCACCGCCAGCTCAGTCGCCATACCTGGCTGTATACCGAGATGGTGACCACCGGCGCGCTGCTGCATGGTGACGTGCCGCGCCACCTGGATTTCGATGCGGCGGAGCAGCCTGTCGCGCTGCAGCTGGGCGGCAGCGAACCCGCAGACCTGGCCGCGGCGGCGAAGTTGGGCGAGCAATGGGGCTACAAGGAGATCAACCTGAATTGCGGCTGCCCGTCCGAGCGCGTGCAGCGCGGTGCCTTCGGCGCCTGCCTGATGGCGGAGCCCGAGCTGGTTGCCGATTGCGTGAAGGCGATGCGCGACGCGGTCAGCATCCCGGTGACGGTGAAGCATCGCATCGGCATCGATACCATCGAGCACTACGATTTCGTGCGGGACTTTGTCGGCAGGGTCGCGGAGGCGGGCTGCGACACATTTATCGTTCATGCGCGCAATGCCATCCTGAAAGGCCTGAGCCCAAAGGAAAACCGCGAGATTCCACCGCTGCGCTATGAAGTGGCATACCAGCTGAAACAGGAATTTCCGCAGCTCGAGATCCTGATCAATGGCGGCATCGTCACCTATGACGAGATGGCGCGGCATCTGCAGCACGTCGACGGCGTGATGATTGGCCGCGAGGCATATCACCAGCCCTATGTACTGGCTGAAATGGACGTGCGCTTCTATGGCGACGCCGAGGCAACAGTGCGATCGCGGCTGGATGTAGAGCTAGCGATGCAGGGTTATATCGGCGACATGGTCGAACGCGGCGGGTATATGGGCGCAGTCACTCGACATATGCTGGGGCTGTACCGCGGCGTTGCGGGAGGACGAGGCTGGCGCCGCGTGCTGTCCGATGCAAAACGCATGCATGCCGCGCGCACTCGCGCCGATGTGGATGCACTGTTTGCCGAGGCGCGTACACACCTGCGTCCCCTGGCGTCAGAGCCGCTGGCGGCATAGCACGATTCGCGCTGAACGCTGGGCATCGTCCCGCTATGGGCGCTTGAGTCCTTGCTCTAACACCGAATCGCCAATCTATGCATCGGTTCCCGAGGGTAGCGGGTGCGACACTTGCCATGTCGGATCGACTGGAAACCGGCGTCCGTAAAGGGTTTCAAAGGGATTCCCCTAATTCGCCGGGGCAGGGCACTTTTTTACACTGTGCCTGCCCTCGAATACAGGGCTTTCTTCAACTGATTATTCAGCCCGCTTCGGCGGGCTTTTTTTTCGTCGGCGCGTCCGGCGCTTTTCGTTTACCCGAATGGTGTAATTCCCGGATGACAGTTACATTGCAACGGCCTTCAGGGCATTTGAGATCGCTAAAGTTAAGAGTCCGCGCTGCGGACTCTTTTTTTGCCCTGTTGCGATCGCACCATTCGAGCCGATTTGACCGCACGGCATGGAAAAGAGTTCCATCGGTCACGCCTGGTGCGCGAAATCTATCGCGAAGTATGGCTGATGCCGACGTCCAGCGTTCCGTAGGCCGTAATCCCCGACTCCCGTCCATCGGCTCCGCCGCCCGCACAGCCCGCCAGGGCCGCGACCATTCCCAGCAGCGACAAGACTCCCGCCAGGCGTCCAAGCATTGTTCGCATGCTCCTTCCTTGCAATCTTCCAGAAGATGGTTGGGCCACGGCCAATGCGCCAGGTTCCGGCGAACCTCTGTCGCGCCCGCGTACCGCCCCCATCTCTGGCAACCTGGCCTGCGTGCTACGATTCTTCGCATCGCCACAGGCGAATGGACGGCAGCAAGCGTGGACAAAGCGAACGCAAACAACGAAGAGTCATTCGGCGAGGTGTTTGAGGACTTCAGGCTGGTCTGGGTCGCTGAACCACTACAGGATGGCAAATGGACGGCGCGCTACTGCTGGCACCACGGCACCTCGGAAGCGTCGGGCAGGGCGCTGCAGGAGGCCGTCCTCAACGGCAAGTCACGGCGGCTGCTGGGCCACTTCGACACCGAGGCGGAGACCATTGCCGCCATCAAGCAGGCAGTGTTGCTGGAGGCCAAGTGGCAGCCGCGCAAGGCGTGA